TTAATGCTACTACTCGTTTCACTAACTATATGATGGGACACAAGAGTATAGAGCATAAGCGTGAGTCTTTGATCCACGGAACAGCTTACAACATCAACAACAGAGGCTTAGAATTAATTTCTGAAACCTACACTCCTATACACGAAGCTAGGTTAACTTTGTAATTCTCTTGCATGCCAAAAAAGATTAGGGGGTCAACAGATCCCCTTTTCTTTTAGTTATATTTGTACACCATGTTAAAGAGAACAATCAAGAAAGTTCCTGTAAAAGGAAATCCCGAAGAAAGAGACTTGCAGAAGCCTTGCTCTGAGTGCGGTAAAGTAAAAGCTATCGCCAACAAGACTAAAAGACTTTGTGCAGGATGTGTAGTAAAAGAAAAGAAAGCTAAGCAAAAAGTCCGCAAAGAAATTAAACGTAAGATCAAACAAGAAACTATTACTCAAACCAAGTTAGATCAAATAACATCATGGTTAGTAAGAGGTGCACACGTTAATAAGTGCCATGCTTGTGAGATTACTCTAGATCCTAAAGGACTTCAATGTGCTCACTTTGTAGGTAGAACTAAAGTATCTACTCGTTATCACTTAACTAACTTATTACCAGCTTGTCCTAAGTGCAATCTTTATACCCCTCATCACGTATGGAACTTAGGTAAATCTTTAAACAAGATATGGGGAGAAGATACCACAGAAGACATGCTACAACTTTCGAATAAGATTCTTAAGTTAAGTAACCACGATAGAAAGCTTATCTACGATGTGTACAGAACCTGCCTTACCGATATTGAACAAGGCAACTACTCACAAGAGCAGAAGTATGAAAAGCTTAAACAGGCTTTAAATGATTATAACAAGATAGTAGAACCCATTTTAAAATGATATATCTAGTTACCAAACAAGATATCTCCTTACCCGACATTACCCTTACTACAGTACAAGAGTCCCTCGAATACTTAAACAAGTTAGAGTGGATAGGTTTGGACACAGAGACCTCAGGTTTCGATCCTTACACTACTAAACTGTATACTCTTCAGTTAGGAGATAACGATGTTCAATACGTAATAGACTTAACTACGATTGACATCAACGAATACAAAGAGTTATTAGAGACTAAGGGTCTTATTGGTCATAACTTAAAGTTTGACCTAAGATTCCTTTATCATTATAGGGTAATTCCAACAAAGGTATACGATACCTTCTTAGGAGAAAAAACATCTCGCCTAGGTATAGAAAGCCATAGATGCTCACTTGCTGCTTGTGTACTACGTCATTGTGGAATCATACTAAGCAAAGAAGAGCGACTAAATATTACAGGTAGACTTACTGAAGGTTTCGTAAAGTACTCTGCGTATGACGTAAAGTATCTACACGAATTAAAGGACAAACAAGAATTCTTACAGCTAGCAGATGGTACCTCAGTGTCCATTGATTTGGACAATAAGTTTGTATTAGTACTAGCCTACATCGAGTATTCAGGAATGAAACTAGACGTAGAGCAATGGACAGCTAAGATAAACAAAGTACAAGCCATAGCAGATGAAGCTGAAGCACAGTTAAACCAATTCATCCTAGATAATAAGATGGAAAAGTTTATCGACTCTCAACTTGACCTCTTCTCTTCTTCGACTAAGGTTAATGTGAATTGGAACTCACCTTCACAAGTTGTGGAGTTCTTTCAGGCACTAGGTGTAAACACTAAAGTAGTAGAGAAAGGAAAGACTAAAGACACCATTGAAGCTAATCATCTAGTAAAATACAGCTCAAAATACCCCATTATTGAGCTTTATTTAAAGTTTAAAGGAGCTCAAAAAGACATAGGTACTTACGGACAGAACTGGATAGACCAAATTAATCCAGTAAGCGGAAGAATCCACACACAGTTTAAGCAGTTGATGAACACAGGACGCTTATCTAGTGGTGGTAAATCAGGAGACGTAAAGAACTTTAACTTTCAGAACATTCCCTCAGACCAAGAAACTCGATCTTGCTTTGTAGCATCAGAAGGAAACACTCTAGTAGGTTGTGACTATACAGGTCAAGAACAAATTGTATTAGTTAACAAGTGTCTAGATAAAAACCTCTTAGAGTTCTATGATAATGACTTGGGTGATATGCACAGCTTTATTGCGAGCAAGATGTATCCTGAGTTAGATGGTATGGATCTTAATGACATCAAAAAAAAACACAAGGATAAGCGTCAATCAGCTAAGGTTGCAGGCTTTGCTATTAACTACGGTGGATCAGGTATTGGTATTGCAGATCAACTAGGACTAAATGTAGAACAAGGTCAGTCTATCTATGATGCATACTTTAGAGCCTTCCCAGGATTAGCAGCTTACTTTACTGAAGCAAAGAAGTTTGGTGTAGAGAATGGCTATGTTCTTATCTCACCCGTAACAGGTAAAAAGTCTTACGTAGATTACTACGATGAGTTTTCTAAACTTAAGAACGAGATGAACAAAGATTTCTGGGACAGGTATAAACAGATGAAGAATGCAAACACACCTACGGCTAGAGAAATGAAAGAGAAGGTAAGCCAATTCTTTAGAAAGCGTGGAGACATTGAACGCATGTCTTTGAACTATCCTATCCAAGGTGAATCAGCAGAGATTACTAAGTTAGCTTGTGTGTATTTCTGGACTAAGTATCTAGTACCTAATAACTTATTGTTTAAAGTATTGATAGTCAATATAATACACGATGAGATATTAATAGAAACACCTGAGGAAATTGCGCAACAGGCTGCTGCACAATTAGAAAAAGCAATGGTAGATGCAGGTGCTAAGTTTTGTAAGAGAGTTCCTCTCAAAGCAGATCCTTGCATAGAAAAATTTTGGAAAAAGTAATTATGAAACAAGAAGAAATTTTAAAACTAAGAGAGTTAACCCCAGAGTATTTACACCAAAGATTGGTTACCATAGATAAAAAAATTCATAAATTGAGACTTGAAGGTCAACAGATTAGAATGATTATTAAATCTCTTAAGAAAAAATAAACTATGATAGCAGTAGTGTAATGACAGATGAACAATTAAAAGAAGTAAGAAGAACTTATCTTCTTGCTAGAGCAGTTAACACACAGTATCAGTTTATCCGTGAGTTTGTTAATGACGATTTACGGAAAGCAATTAACGAAGCAAAAGCAAAAAATGCTTACTTTATTAAAATTTTAGACGGATATTTGCAGAAGAGAAACGTAAGTAACCAGATAGAAGAAGACGAAGAGTTGGCATTTTTGCTTTTGGAAGAAATAGAAAAGAGAACTAATGATAAATAGAGTTTACATACCTGCAACTCTTTCCCTTAATATAGATGGTAACGTTTATCTTAAGGGAGATAAAGAGTTAATGCAATCATACTTTAAAGAACTTATGAAACAAGATCCGAGTATAGATGTAGAAGTTTGTATTACTAGAATAGATTCTAAGAAAACAAACCCTCAGTTAGCTTATTTCTATAGTACCCTAGTACCTATAGTAAAAGCAGGCTTTGAGTCGCTTACAGGGGAAGTATATAGCAAAGAGGACGTAGTAACATTCCTTAAAGACAAGTACTTCTACGAAGAGACTATGTTCCAAGGACAGTTTATTAAAACTCCTCTCTCTTTATCTAACGGTAAGAAAGACGAAGTACATAAGTTTATACAAGATGTGATCTTATTTGCAAGAGAAATCCTGGGAGTGGAAGTACCAGAACTAGACTAAAAATTATGTTATATATTATAGAACCCCGCACAGAATCAGACAAAGTGGAAGCTGTTGGCTCCCCTGATGTCGCACACTCCTACGCTTATGGAGAAAACATGGTCACTTACTATGGAGATGAGTACAGTCAAACTATCCAATTAGGAACTATAGTAAACTGTAATGAAGTAATGTCTATTGTAACTAATGTTCTTCCTATGAAATTTGGAAGAGTTGTTCTTACAGTAGTTCCTGCTTATCCTATTTCTAAAACTACTACAGGTGCTTTAAAACGTTAACTATGGCTAACGATTTTCCTGCTATGGAAGACTATAATGAGGGTAGTCAAGCACTACGCTATAACAAAGGTAAGGCTCAGTGGTCTTTAGTAGATTTTAAGTCTTTAGAACCTATGGTAGAAGTACTAGAGTTCGGAGCTAAGAAGTACGCTAAAGATAATTGGAAGAAAGGAATGCCAGCTAGCGAAGTATTAGAGAGTATGTTGAGACATACTTTTAGTTTGTTATCAGGAGAGTCTCACGATAAAGAATCTCTTATCCACCATATAGGACACATACAATGTAATGCTATGTTTATTGCCTATATCTTAAGGGAGAAGCCTGAGTTTAATGATTTGACCCATGAAGATCCAAGTAAGTAACTTTTCCAAACTAACCAAAGGCCAAAGGAATTATCCTTATTGGTTCTTCTATCCTTTACCCATATTAACTTTTAGTCGCACTAACTCTAGAGAGAGGTTTAGTATTCATTTAGGGTTCTTATGGTTTACACTAACTATTAAATTTACGAAGCAATGATTTTAGACGAGGATTATTTATCCAACACAGCACAAAGCCAGAGTAGGCTAAAGAAAATACTTTTACACCCTAACCTTTATATTAACTACGATCCTAATTCTGACATGGATGAACCAGCAGAAGTAACAGTTATAGGTGATGGAGTAGATTTATTATTAACTCAAGGAGAAGATGTATTCATGGAGCAATTCTATTTCAGTACTGTAGAAAGACCTACAGGACAGATGGGAGACTTTGTATGGCATCTATTTGCTAATCGTAATGATACTATGGCAGAAAACATAGCCTACGAATTAGCAGGATTTAAGCGTGATACTCTTGCTAAGGTGAGAGAAAGATTCGAGAAAGAGGGTAAAGCCTATTATGATGACTTGATTGCTGGAGAAGGAAAGAAAGTAGTAAGTCCTATTCAGTATGCAACTATTCAGAACGTAGCCAACACTCTTAAGATGAGTCCCTTTACTTCTAAGTATGTAGTAGGTAATTCACAGTTTAAAGTATTTACCCAACAGTCTCTTCAGTTTGAATACGAAGGAATTGCTTGTAAGAGTCTTTTGGATTTAGTGGTAGTTGACACAGTGAACAACATCCTATATCCTATTGACCTTAAAACAACCACAACTTCTTTAAACTACTGGATAGAGATGTTGCTTAAGCACAGGTATGATTTCCAAGCAGCCTTCTACACAGAAGCTCTTAAGCAAACAGACCTAAGTATCTACGGAGAAAACTTGACTATACATAACTTTAGATTTATCGTAGAGAGTCAGAAGTATCCAGGTAGTCCTTTGATCTATGAGATGTCAGACAAGCTAATGGATTTAGGAAAGATGGGAGGCACTTACTTAGGTAAGGAGTATGAAGGGTTCCACCAAGCAATTCAACGCTTAAAATGGCACTCAGAAAACGATATGTGGGCATATACAATGGAGGACTACTGGAATGACGGACTTAGAATTGTGTAAAGTGTACTCAGATACTACAAACAATACCACAAAGTTCCTTAGCCCCATGATATTTACATCAGGGGCTAATGCTGCTCGTTTACTTGCTAACTTTGGGTTAGTTAATGTTTACATAGATGATTACGGGTATAAAAGTAAGTACACTAACTGTTTGTTCTTTCTGTTTAAGCCTACAGACAAAGATGCTTTTGAGATGTTTGAAACTAAAATTACAGGATTTGACTCTTTCTACGACTATTATGAAGTAGATAACATGGTTATGTATGTCTTTAGACCTAGTTCTTTATATCATAGAGACATTGAATTATTTAAGCAAGGTAGGTTTAATGACATGTCCAAAGATTATAAATCTCTTTTACATCGTGATATAAATTTTAAAGACGTAGTTGTAGATATTCCAAAAGAAATCTTTAGATTTGAACTCAGTTTAAGATAGTTTTGAAATTTGTAAAAGATCAATATGACCGATATGACGCTTTAGGAAGGAAACTTACATGTTCCTTCTTAGAAAGTCATGGTTATACAATTGAGCCAAAGGAGGAAGAAGATTACAACATAGACATTGTAGCCTACAAAGACGGTAAAAGATACTTCTTTGAAGTAGAAATGAAAAATACCGCTTTTACTGATATGAATAGTTTTCCATATTCTACTGTTTCTTTTTTAGATAGAAAGAAAAAATTTAGTAAAGATCATTTGTTCTTTTATATAATTATAAGCAGTAAAACATATGCAGCTCTAATTGTAAGATCTGATAAGATTTTTAAAAAAGAGTACTTAGAGAGGTTATATATTAATACGAAAGAAAGATCTGGAGAAGATTATTTCTACAGAATACCAAAAGAACTTTGTAGATTTATACCACCTGAACAATTTTTAATAAACAATAATGTATAAAATACCTATCATATATAACATGCCTAAGGCTGATAAGTCTGAACTTTACTTAGATTTAGCTGTAAGAATCGCTCAAGAATCTTACTGTGAGAGACTACAGGTAGGATCTTTAATCGTAAAGAACGGAAACATTATCTCTTTTGGGTATAATGGAACTCCTTCAGGGTTTCCAAATGTATGTGAAGAGGATGATACAACCTTTGAATACGTACTCCACTCAGAATCCAATGCAATTACTAAAGCATGCAAGAGTCCTATCAGTACAGAAGGAGCCGTTATGTACTGTACTCATGCATGCTGTGTGCATTGTGCTAAGTTGATTATTCAAAGTGGAATCACTACATTTGTATATCTAGAAGATTATAGAGATAGAACAGGATTAGAACTATTAATAGCAGCAGGTCTAGATGTAATCAAAGCAAAAACAAATTAAAACAATATGGCAATCACAGTAAAAGGACACCGAGTATTACTCAACCGTCCTAAGAGAGAAGAAAGACTCATTCAACTTACACCAGAGATGGAAGAAGAATTGAACATGAAAGAGTTAGCTAACCTTAAGCGTTTAGAAGTATACGCTCTCGGAGAAGAAGTAACCAATGTAAAAGTAGGAGACTTCGTTTATGTAAACATCATGTACCTTCAATCAGCAGAGTTAGTTGAAGTAGAAGGAGAAGAAAAGATCATGGTAAGTGATCGAGACATTGCTATCGTTTGGTAATTAAAAAGACAAATATGTTATTCTATTACACAGAAAAAGAAAAAGTAGAGAACGGTGAAGAGATGGAATTGATCATCAAGAAAGGTTTCTCTTTTAACATCCACAAGGTTCTTATGACTTACCCTACAGAGAATGGTTTAGCCGTTGTCTTAGAAGGTAATGCTGATAAACTTAACCCCGTAGACTATCAATATAAAATTGATCCTGCAACTAAGCAAAAAGTTCCAGTAAAAATCACTAAATTTGAAATCACAAGTGAGCCAATCGTAGTAGAGCTAAAAGTAAAAGAAGAAGTTCTTGCTTTCTTAGCTGCTACAGGAGGACCACAAGCGATGTAATCATAGTTTTAGTTTATTTAGTTTTAGTTTTTAGTTATTTAGTTTACCAACCAAAAGAAAAGGGGCTCTTAATAGGGCCCCTTTTTTTATAATCTTATTACTCTTGGATGTTCTATCCCGTTTGCTATGACGACATCTAATCCTAGTATACTTTCTATTACAACATCGTCTTCTTCCTCTACTCCCATTTCTTTTAATAGATCTTCAAACTGATCTTCTGTAAGCAGTACCACATTAGGTCTTACTGCTAACCCATCCTTCTCTGAGTCTAAATAGAACTGGTTTATAAGTTTATCTATATCTGCTATCTTAATCATCTTAATTTTATTTAAAGCGAATATAAAACGAATATATTAAATCCGTATCTTTTTCTACTAAATCAAACGAAACTCCTGGATAACCAGGACCAAAGTTATTCATTATCCACTTAGAAGAGCCGTACATAGACAATACATTCCTATATCTAAACTTGTAAACTTGTTGCATACTCTCTGTATGTAGGTCACCTTTTACTATTGAGATGTTTTTATTCTCTCCTAAATTATGGTGATCTATATACTTGTTAAGGAAATTTTCTGCTTTCTCGGTTAAGAAAAGGGGAAGACCATGCTTAAGATCCTCAGAGTCTTTTCCATGAGTAAAAATAAATGTATGTTTTCCATAGTCAAAATGTTCTAAGAACTTCTCCATTATCGTTACTTTGATAAAAGGATAAGCCGTATTTAAATAAAGAGTTAGTGCTTGGTTAGTTATGTAGCCAAAAGAACCTGAGTGGTTATCTTCTGTCTGCATAATAGCATGAATGTTATTAGCTAGGTTTTTTTCTACTAAAAGATCAAAGAATCGCTTATGAGCATAAAGATAAGTCATAAAAGACTCCTTATTGTTCATGTTCTGGGGAAGTGCATGTCCTCCTCTAGTAGTATGACCATTCCAACCATCTAATGAATCTCCTAAATCACAAATAAAAAGATCTTCTAACCTTCCATAGGTCTTTACTTGCTTCTCTATCTCTTCTAATACTCTCATCATACGTACTTCGAAGACATCTTCGTTGTACTGATTGTTGAAAATAGAGTTAGGATGAGTAAGAGCACCTACATGTTTGTCACTCATGTAGACGAATAAGCCTCTCTTAGACGCTATAGGAGACTTTCTAGGTGTTGGGTACGGAGTTATATTAGATTCTAGGAAAACCTCTCTGAGAACGTTCTCTATGTCTTGAGGAAAAGTGTCCTCAGGCTTTATAGAAGCAAATAAGGCTGACACTAGCCAACCTGATTGTTTTTCTTTACTCCAATATTGTACTAATCTCCACTTAGATCTATCTATCTTATGGATTTCAATGATTTCTTCAGAAGATCTAGGTTGAGTAGAAACTAGTTTAGATACCTCAAGGGTACCTTTATCTAGATTCTCATCATAAGTTCCTGTAATTTGTGTAGGTTGATCGTTAGGCGTTAAAGGTTTATCTGCACCCAACTTATACATAGCAGTTCTTTTTAAGTCACGAACTCGCTTAGCTCTTAGCTCATTATATACTTCTGGTTGGTAGTTGAAACGAATAGCAACTTCTAAAGCTGACTCATCCGTATTTGGATTATCCATGTAGTGTTGGATAATCTGTTTTGAGATTGGCATCATAGGCTGGTAGGTTAAAGTATTAACCCTATGGTTAACAAAGCTATAGCAAATAACCCGCCTTTCAAAACGTTCTTTAAAGTTTTAATTGTTTCTGCTTGAGACCTAACTTTAGTATCTAAGCGAACTATCTCTACTTTAGCGGTATCTAAAGCCTTTTTATAGTTAGGGATAATAGAATCTTTATACAAGGATAACTGAACGCTATCTGTCTTGATAATCTTCTTAAGACTTACTACTCTCTCACGTGCTTGAATTCCTTTTAGGAACTCATTATTCAACTCCTTTAAGGGTAAGCTGTCTACTGATTGTGAGTAAGAATTTTGTGCCGTCAATATCAGGCATAGTGTCAATAGCAATCTGAATTGTGTCATACTTTAGGGTGATTTGTTCGTAACGGAAATACTCTTCGTGCTTTATATGTTCTAGAGAGTCAATCTTTTCAAAGTAGGTATCGTTTTGTTTATCTATAGAATCAATAAAAGATATTACTTGGTTAGTATCTTGTTCCTGTACATACTCATACTTAAAAAGTAAGTAAGCAATGATGAAGAAAAAGATAATATTAAGTTTAATCGAGAGGTTTTTCATTATCGTGGTTAAATTTATGCTGGTCTATCTTTGCTAAGATCTGAGATAGTACACTGTTGTTTATTACTCCTACTGTGTTAGCATTCTTAAGAGCACTAATAAGTTGGAAGACAATAAAAGGAGCACAGAAAGTTTCTGAAAGCCAGAACGTACCATCAAATCCTTTCTCTACCATTAAGATAGCAGAAAGAATCATTACCCAAGCAAACAAAGTCTGAAGTACTTTAACTGCTTTTCTTGTTTGAAAACCAATCTTCTTAGTACCTGCCCATACACCAAAAAATCCATCTACAAATACAACAGCAACAATCGCTAAGTATTGTTCTGCGTTATCTGCAGTTAGATTTAAAAAATATGTGCCCAAGAAGGCACATACTGTGGTGATAGTTACTAAAAGGGTCTTCATCAATTAAGCGTTGTAAGCAATAATAGATCCTGAAGCAAGTGTTATAGAAGAGATAGTTGTTCCTTTAGCTACGCTAATCTTCATTCCTGGTGCCAAAGTAACTCCTGAAAGACCTAAGCTTGTCATAAGACTAGCTGCGTTCTGATCTAAGATAGCACTAACTACAGCTGATGCGTTAACAACAAAGTACTGAAAAGTACCTGTAACTGGTGATGTGCCTGAGATTACTTTACTGCCGTTCATACCTGCTTCCGCAGTTACGCTAGCGTTGATGCAACAAAGTTGACCTTCGATGTGACGAAGTTTCTTTGATTGCTCTCTGAGAATGTCATGTGTTTCCATAAATATTTATCTTTACGACTGTTAAGTCCGACCTTAGTCCGTATAACAAAAATACTTTAATTAAAAATAAAGTCAAGAGATTAACGTCTACCTACTTCCTGAGAGAAATCAGAGAGTTCAGATTGTTTTTCCCTAATCTTAACCTTATCTCCTTCTAGACTTTCTATCTGAGACATCAAAGAAGCTTTAGTATCAGAATCTTCTATGTAATCAAGTTGACGCTGCATAGATTTAATTTGCTTATCAATTGAACTAATATCACTCTTTGATCCTTTTATCTCTGAATCAAGAGTTTCAATAAACCAACGAGGGTTCTTGCTTTCGTATTTACGATAAAGATACTCAGGGTTAGTAAAGAAGTTAGCACTCACACTTAAACCAAACATCTTTTCAATTCTAGCAAAGAACTCGTATTGACCTTTCAAAGTTGGATCTGGCTTATAACGTTTAGGATTAAGGATCTTACCTGTTCTACTTCTTTCAATGTATTCATCGAACATGTTTACATCATCCATAGGATTAATGAAGTCAGCAGTAAGTTTAGTAGCTTCCCAAATTCCTTGGAAAGGTAAGATTAAGTTTTTGTCCAAGTAGTACTGTCCTATACTCTTTCCGTCTACGTTGTTCATAACCCTAGAGTGTACAATAGAAGCAGCACCATATACAGGGTTAAGCGTACTTAACTCGTCCTCAATTAAAAGAAGATTATAAAGCAAGAAGTATGCTCCAAAAAGGTTATCCTCGTCATCATCATCTGAGTATACCAAAGCATTCAGAGCCATCATAATACCAGTACTGATTGTCAATACAAGCATATCATAAACTGCAGCCATTGCCTCAGACTTTTCTTGAGGAGTCATTAAACTATTTACAGCAGCAAAGGAGAATCTATTCTGCATTAAATGTTTAATAGCTTGTACAAATGTTCTAAAGTAACCTTGGTGTTCCATACCTGCACCATACATCATACGCTTAGAACCAAATCTCCTAATAAACTGATAGGTAAACCATCCTTTCATATATCCAATCCATCTACCTAAAGTATATCTAGAGTACTCTCCTTTATCCATAGCACTATAAGCACCATGAATTAAAGAGTTAACTGCGTTAACTTTCTGTCTAAATGCATTCTCTACTCCAGCAAAAGACTCTAAGTCTTTAATGTTGGGGTCAGGTTTCATTACCCCATCCTCAACAACGTAAGCATCCATAATAGATTTGAATGTACCATCATTCATCTCGATAGAGAATTGCTTAGACATAGCTTCTGCTACACCACTACGCATTTCAAATTCACCAAAAGTACGTACAAAAGAAAGCATGTAAAGAGGATTGTATCTTCTGCTAGCCTTTTCTAAAGCTGTTGCATATACTCTTTTACCAGACTCAGATAAATGATCTTCGACCATGATATTAAAGTAACGCATCTTTTGAATGTACGGTGAGTCTACGCCATCCTCTACATAAGATCTAAATAAATCCTGTAGGTATTTAGCGTTCTTAGCCATTGCAACAGTTACATCCTTACGGCTAATGTCATAGGTTTTCAACTGTTCAAAGATGTTTATAGTACCTGCTCCAAAGTTCTTTAAACTTGAAGGAAGACGAAGACTAAGAGCTAACTCTGCTCCAATACCTAAAGACTTATCTGCTGCCCACTCTACTGCATTTCCAATCTTACTATTTGTAAAGGTCTTTCTACTTTGTCCTTGTAGTTTTCTCTCAAACAAATTAGTAATCATCTTTTGTATCTTACTGCCAGGAATCTTTTCGTTTAATACATCTTGAATACCATACAAGTAAGGAGCATTAGCGTAAGCTTTCTTAAATCTGATTAAGTCTGTTCCATACATAGTCAAGCTGTTGATGAAGTTTACACTCATCTTATCTGCAGCCATTGGACTATTATACCTTAAGAATAGTCTACGATTCACTTTACTAATCATAGAACCTTGAGTATCAGCAACCAATTCATCATCAGTCTTAAAGGTAACCGTATCCATTATGTTAGAATACACACCTTTTATTTGTGATCCAATAGTACCGAATTTTTTATTACCTAAAGATTCAAAACCCTCTTTCATAACAGAAGGTAACTCAAGTCCTTTTTTAAGGTTTCTTGGTACACCTTTCTGCATCTGACCGTAAGTGTCTATAATTTCAGACAGAAGTTGTTTCTGTTCTGTTGACAAATTGTTGTATTCAGAATTCTGATACTTGGTCTTACTATTAATTAGAGGTATACGCTTAGAGTTTTTACTTTTACCTACCGATTCTTTTCTATAAGCAGGATTGATTGTAATAGTCTTCCAACGGAATGATGGCTCATTATAACTAATGTAGTCTTTGTTAGTAGGCTCTGTAGTCATCCAGTAAAATAAAGGTTCATCTTGTGCTACGTAGGTCTGAGCAGACTGATTGTATTTAAAGACTGTCTTGTGATTCATCTTATACCAAGTACTTTCAACTAATGCAGTTTTAGCATCAGCAGTTAACATAGTACCCTTAGTATCTTGTGCATACTTAGAAGGATTAGCAGCAGCTAACTTTGCACGTTGTTCAGCCAACTTAGCACTGTACACTTCTACATAAGCAGGAGTATAAACCTTTTCTTGAATTTCAGCTAACTCAGAGAACAAGTTCCTAAGTGTTGTTCTGTCTGCTCTAGACAAAGTATCACTAATTTCTTCTTGAATATATTCTTTAGCTTCTTCTAATTCTTTTTCTAACTCAGCAATACGGATAGGAATGTTTACTTCTCTAACAACACCGTTTTCTTCTACGGTAACAGTCTCAGTAGGAATCTTAGATCCATCATAAATGTTATCGTTATTCTTGAATCCTTTAAGTAAGCCAAACATCTCATCCCATATCTCTGTAACAGGACGTACCATCATAGTATCTATCTTAGACTGAATAGCTGAAATAGATTCTAAGATAAGTCTTCTTTCTTTGTAGAACTCAGGACTAATCTTTCTTACTGCATTATTAGATCTCCACAAATCGTAGTTCTTCTGAATAATGTTTAATGTATTCTTTTTACTTTCTATTACTTCCTCAGGTTGATTAGTAGCTATAGCATCCTCCAATTCTAATTTAACTTTATCAACCATACCCTTCTTACGTTGAAGCTGGACGTTGAATAAGTTTTTGTTAGTCTCAGTTAACTCATAGTTGTAAAGTTCAGCAGCAGTCTTTTCCTTCTTCCACTCACGGATACTTACTGCAATACGTAAACCCTTTTCATCTTTAAGAACACCGTTAATGTCTGTATCAGACTCTAGTCTATCTAGTTGTAGTTTTAAGTCTTCTAACTTATCTAATTCTTCTTCGTTATTCTCCTCGTCTAAAGAAGATGCTTGGATCTTACGCATCTCTTCAATGATCTCTTCTCTTGCATTTCTAGCTTCCTCAGATAATAGGTCTTGTATACGATAGTATTCATCAGTGAAAGGACGCTCTTCAAACTCATTCTGAAGGTTTACTAGTTCATCTTCTTTCTTCTTAATCTCAGCCTTAACTTGATCTGTCTGATTCTTTTCGTTCTTTAACTGTTGGATAGCATGGATTAAAGTTGTTCTATCATTCTGATAAGCAATCTCGTCCATCTCAGTATTAAAAACTAGTGTCTCACGCTCAGCTAACTCTCCCTTTTTAATTTCTAAGACTTTTACCTTACGGATATAAGGACCAAAAGTATTTTGGAAATCTAAACCTGTTAAGTTTCTTCCTCCTTGTGACTTTGTAATCTTCTCAAGTCTATCACCTAATTGTCGCATCTTCCTCTCTAAAGCAATAGACTCCGCATTAGCTTCGTCAAACATCTTAGTTAAGAAAGATCCTACTGATCCAGTAATAACATTACCACTTAAAGCAGCAGACTCTGTATATAAACTAAAGAGATTAATATCTTTTAACTTACCACTAAAGGCATCAATTAAGTTTTTCTCAGTAGCAAGTTCGTTAAGTTTTTTCTTCTCTCCAGCAATCTTATTTTTTAAGTTCTGAGCAAGAGTGTTGTTACCTGCAGCTAAAGCATTTTCGTAATTCTTTTCAAACTGTTCTACGTTTTTCTCTATAGTTGCTCTTAAAGCACCTGTCTGTGGAGCAACCTCTCTAGCTAATTTTTCTGCAACAGCCTTAGTAGCTTTGTCAATATAATTCTGAGTAAGAGCATTAGCCAATTGATCAACGTTTTTTATTTGAGCATTCAACACTGTACCTACTGCTAAACCTGCTTCTCCCATAATACCCTTATACTCTTCCATTACCTGCTTAAAGTGTTCTCCTAACTCTCTAGCATGGTAAGATTGTCTAAACAATTGTTCTTGAGTATATACTCCACTTGTATACATAGAGTCCATAGAAAGCTGTAAGGATCTAAGGTACTTAGCTGTATCATGGAAGTAAGTAACTAAAGATTTAAACGCTTCTTTAGCGTCTCCTACAGAAATATTCTGCATAGACTCTTCAGACTTATAAAGAAGAGGCAAGTTAATCTTTACGTTGTTAGCCTCCATAAAGATTTTACGCCAATCAATAGCATCTGATTCTAAGAACCTAGCTAAGTCTTGTTGAAAGTCTCCATTTGATTTTAAGTAAGCTTCAGCTTCTTCAATCTGAGTAACACTCATTTGATAGTTAGCACCATCTTCTTCTTGATTAGGTCTAGTTAAGTTCAAAGAGTTGTTAAACACTACCTCGTTAAAGTAGTTATCAAGTAACTCGTCTAAAGCTTCCTGAGTAGGAACATCCTTCTTGTTAACTTTATTTAAACCTAACTTGTTTAAGATAAACTCCCAGATTCTTTCAAAGATATTCTGAGCATACTCAGGTTCTTGTTTCTCTATAAGATTTCTAAACTCAGGGTTGCTTAAGAACTCACTTACAAACTCTGCTTCATCTAATAAACCATAATATAAATCACTAGGATGTTGAGCTGCATACTTAGTCTTATAGTACATGTAAGCCTCTCTGATACCTTGTTGAAGTTTCTTATCTGTTTCTGTAATAGGAACTGCTAAAGCAGACAATGTAGCAGCATGCACTAACTCGTGAATGAAAAGCTTTCTAAAGAAATCTAAATCTAAGGAAGTAAGTGCTAGAGGATTCAAAAGAATCTTCTGCTGATACGCAGAGTAACGAGCAATACCTATACTGTCTTTGTTCTTATCAAACTTATCTGTGTAGGTTGCACCTTTAAAGAAACTAAGTCCTAAGTCAGGATTAAGTTTAACTACACCTGCAAGTTTTCTAAGCAACTCCTTCTGATAGAACGGAGTGTTAGGATCATTTACAATCTTAGTAATGGTATCAAATACATCAGGCTCTACAAAGTCAATATACTTTCTAAGGTACTCAATGTTAGTACCAGTAGTCTCAGCACCTAAGTCAAAGATCTCTTTCTCTAAAGTCTGAGCCATATTCATCTTATAGCCATCTAATCCTGCAATAGGATCTAGTCTATAAGTTCTTTCTCCAGGCGCCAAAGAAGGATCTACAACTTCTATCTCGAAAGCAAAAGTACTATACGGTTTATTATCTAAGATAATTTGACGAAGCTGATCTATGTTATACTCTTCATCAGGAGTCATTCCATGCTCATCATAGAACTTTTGTACAGCAGTAGCATACCTTAAGCCTTTAGGACCTAATTGAATACCTGCTAACTGAATAAACTGTTCAATGTCTGGCTCAGGATTAGGACTAAGACTTGTGTTACGCTTAAGTGGTCCCCAAGACCTAGTACTCTTTTGATTATCATAGACAGCATCTAAAGTAGATTCAATATACTCAGAATCTAAATTAAGCTGAGTTAAAAGGTATCCGACTAAAGAAGTATGTCTATCTCCTGATATAGGATTGTTTACGTGTATAATACAAGCTTTGCTCATCTTAGTTTATTATTCAAATATAGTTTAATTATTAGTTTTGCACTTAACAGTTTCAGAGTCTGTTTTGCTAGTAGACTTTCTTGCAATAGTCAACTGAGTAGATTCTGGAACATCCTCAAATCCTCTTAAGCTATCGCTATTGTAAAATCCATCATCAGAGAACCCAGGATCATCGTAAGTATCTTGTTCATCCCCAGGTACAACATCATTTGTATTCTGATCCTCTTGTGCTTCTACTACCTTAGCTTTAGTGTAACGAGGGAAAAACTTATCTAGTTCTTTCTTACCTCTTTTGTTTTCCAAGATAACTACGTCCTTGATGTGATCTTTCAAAAGCTCTGCTATTTCAGAATCAAGACTACCTCCATTCTCTAAGTAGGATTTCTTCATATCTTTTAGAGTATCAGATAAACCTGCAGCTACGTCAATATAAGACTGAATAGGAAGATAAGGCTGAATGCTTCTATAACGAATATTAAATCCTTGACTTACAATAGTTGCATTAGCTACATCACTGAAGAACTGAGATACTTTAGGATCAGGATGATTCAATCCATCCATGTAAGCTTTTTGAACAGCATCTACTGTGTCAGGATCTTTCTCGTTAGTCTTCATTGTAATGTAGAACATGTTAGTGTTCTTTACATCAGTAGTAGTAAAGTTTCTTAAGAATAAGTTTTGACGAGAGAAGTCTCTTAACTCAATGTTCTTATTATCTCTAAACAACTTAATGAACTGTGCCTTTAGGTTATTCTCTTTTCCTTTTTCTAATAGACCTGATGTTCTTCCATACTGATTGTACAAAGAGTTTGATCTATCTGTACCATACTTTTGTATCAAAAGATGCATGAATCCATTAAATATAGTGTTGATTCCTTTTAACTTAGCTTCTGTACCAAAGTATTTTCCGTTGATAGAGTTTAACAAAGTTTGTTGAACCACTGGTAAAGTGATAACATCAAACAATTGGTTAGAGATAGTCTGTGATTCTTCTATAATGTTGTAAGGAGATACTACACTATTGTTAAGAATCTTATCAACTGACTCTTCATTAAAGGACTGTCTAGCCTCATTGATAGTATATGAGGTACTAAAGAAATCAGTAATACTCCTATAGTTATTAGTGTTAAAGTCAATATTAGAAGTCAAACTTAATAACTTGTCATTCTGTTCCTTTGCTATCATAAACTGACTTAAGAAAGCAATTTGTGCAGCTAAGGCTGTCTCTGCACCTTCTTTGTTATCTTTAGCATCCTTAGCATTTTCCAAGATAGTATTGTATGCTCTTCTATCGTTCTCAATATATGGAGGATAGTTTTCTTCTGTAAAGTTCTTTAAGTGTTTATTAAAATAATCTCTACTGAGAACGTCTGTAATAGTTGCATCCATATCTACCATAGACTTGCCATTAACTTCCTTCATTATAAAAGGAATCTTAAGTACTTTTAATCCTTCTAGGATATAAGCATTAGCCTTTCTACCCTTAACTCCTAAGGTTGTTCCTATATCTCCTACATTAGAAGTACGTAAGTAGTGTTGAATGATAGGTTGGTTAACAAGTAAGATAGCATCTTCAATAGGAGTACCATTAAGAACCATCTGAAGGATGATAGGCGTTCTTACCTTATCTGAGTTAAAGTAGTTGATCCAGTCTTCTTTCTCGATATCTACGTGACCATTAATGAACTCGTTAATAATGTCAGAAATCAAGTGCTGTTGGTCTGCATCTCTAAGTCCACCTAAGATAATAGAACCGTTTTTATCTTTGTTAGACTTTAATATATAGTTTCTAGTTAAGTAGTTTTCAGTAAGTTTTAATCCAGTCTGTTGGAAGAGTTTATGCAAAGCGTTTACCTTAGCATCTACACCAAGAGACTTCTTACCAATAGTGTTTTCTTTAAAGATAGCCACAGAAGTCATCGGAGAGAATACTGAACTAGCACTAATAGTTCCACCCTTACCTCTTAAAGTTAAATATCTTTCTGCAATAGCTTTAACAATACTATTAGCGTTAGGCTTAGTAAAGCGAGAATACAAAGCAGGCTCGGATAAAACATCAGAGATAACTTTAATCATCCTATTAGAAGAAATGTTCTTAATGTTCTGAGGAGTATATGCCTGTAAAGAATTTAAGTCTTCGTTGATTGTCTTTAGATTAGCTAGAGTAGAAACCAAAGTAGGGTTCTGCTCCTTTAATTGCTCTATACGTGCAATCAACATCTTAATACGTAAGTGTGCACCTTCTACCAATGGGTCATCGTAAGATGCTTTCCTAGTAGACAAGTCATACAATACTCCTTTTAAGTTCTTGATGTCTTTCTCATACAATCCTTTTACAATGTAAGCACCTGTATTATTTAAGAGTTCTTTAATCTCTTTCTTACTTTGTAAATTGATAACTCTCTCTCTTATGTTGTTAAGCATGTCCTTCGTAAAGTCTGCAGAGTCTACAATAGAATCATCTATTACATTACCTTCAGAGTCTAGCTTAGGCTCATACATAAACAACTTATCTATATCAAAGTCAGATCCAGACTTAGTGACAATAGAAGGAGGAACAATGATTACAGGACCTGCAGAAGTAGGTAAGAGCTGTCTTACTCTAAAGTATTCCATAGAGTTAAATCCTTGTACAGGAATACGTACTCCTACAATAGTAATCTTATCAGAGTTTTGTGCTACCCAAGCATCGTCTTCTAGTGCTTTATTTAATACATCTAAAGTTCCAATACGTTCTCCGTTCCAGGTAAGATTAAGTAAAGGCTGATGTTTCTTTGGGTTAAAAGCAACCTTGATATCTGCAGGTTGAGTTTTACCATTCTCTACACGATACTCTCTTAAACCTGATGTACCAAACTTAGCAACTTGCTCTGCTGTAGGTTTTGCAAAACGAGTTCCTAATTTATTAAATCCTGAAGAAGCTAACTGAATATAAGCCTCTCCAAACATCTTAGGACGTAATACACGCTTAGACAAAGAAGAAGTGATTACACTCTCTACTAAGTTACGTTGAGCTGAACCATCTAAAGAACGAGCAAAAGAACTTTCATCTAGACTATCTATGTAGATGTACACAGAGTTAGGAATGTCTTTCTTATCGAACTCTTTAAACAACCATTTTTTGAATGCTGGTACAGAGAAAGAAACTAGCTTTCCTTCGCTATCTACTTCTGCCTCAATCTGAGTATAGATCTTTGCTTTCTCTGCATTAACTACGTTTTGAGTTAAAGTAATAAAAGACTCTTGTAAGGCATTCATCTTACCTTGTATACCTGAAAACTCAGGATTGATGTCTCCGTTTACATAGAAGTCTCCAAACAATAACTTGACTAACTGTGTAGAAAGAGTTGCTTCATTTTTAAACTTAGGAGCAATGTACTGCTGTCTACGTAACCCAACCATAGGAAAGGTTAAAATGTTTTGACTAGGGATCTTATTAACACTTAGTGTAGTTCCCTCTTTATAGAAAGGAACAGACTCTACAGGTATAGACATTTTGTTTCCAGAATCAAAGGTTGCAAAGTCTACTCCCTTCTCAAACATATCTAACATAAACCCTTCTAAGTCTGTATCAAACGCAACAGAAGGAAGCAAGTTAAACACAGAGTACTTACCCATAGTAACGTGCTTAGCACTCTCTAAAGGAGAACCGTAGTAACCTAACTTCAAAGAAGTCAAGATACCTTTGTTAGACATGTTAATTAAATTCAGTACTTCTTGTTTAGTACCTTGATTGTTTCTGTAAGCCTTAATAGCTTCCAATACTTTAACTTCATGCTCGTAAGCCTCTTCCAATTCAGGAAGCCACTCTCCAACAGAATTAAGATAGAAGCGAATAAAGTCTAAGTTTGCATATGCTTGGGCATCAGACTCTTTTTGTTGTGCAAACATATCATCTAGGTTTCCTTTGATCTCTTCTTTTGCAGCTAAAATAACTTCTGCTTTCTTTGCCTTAGAAGCATTTTTAGGTAACAAACTCAACTTCCACTCTACAAAGCCGTCTTCAATTTGTTTCCTTAAAACTTCTTCTTGGCTTGTGTTGAATGAAGGAATATCTTTAAACTGTAAGTACTTAAAGTTTTCATCATAATCCCTAGAGTTTCCGTTAATTGTTTTCTCTAGTCGTCTAGCAAGTTTAAGATCTGTATTCCAACTAAGTAGTGTTTGATCATCTATAATAGGTTGCTTACCTGGAGAAATAGAACCTCCTAAACGTTTAAACAATTCTCTCCAGTTATCGTCTTTAATATTAAAGTTAGAAGGATCTCCTACGATAGTATGAATGTATTCTATCTGATGAGTATTGTAGTTAGTTAAGTAGAACAAGATAATAGCATCAATTTGATCTGCAGTATAAGCTCCTCCCTTTTTACTTTGATACAGTTTATTAAAATCCTTAACAAAATCCGAATCCTTACCTTGAGATATTGTCTCTACCAACCCAAGTTTAAAAGATCTCAGTTGGTTTTGATAGTGGGTATCTACAGATTGTTTAAATACTCCATACTTAGTATCCCTACCTACAGCAAATAAGTCTCCTACTGCATCAAGTAAAGACTCTTTGGAATCTGCAATCTCTATTAAGTTTTTAACTTCTGCCTGTAAGTCTTCTGGCAAAATATCTTTTAAGATAATAAAATCAGAACCTCTTACTTCTTTAGGGTTAGATTTAGCCCTATCATCAAACATACGAGATACTTCAAAGTTCAGATACTCTCTCATCTGAGCAACAACAGAAGAAGCCAACACAGGTTTGTTATTAATTAGGAAGTCGTCTGCACTATAGTATGTTCTATCTGATAAGTTTCCTTTTATTCTTGTGGCAAAAGAACTACTCTTAGCACCTGGTCTAACATTCTCAAACGTACGATCTACTATGAATCCAAGGAAATCTTGGATAAACTTACTATCTGCACTTAAGTTAGTAGTCTTTTTACCTGTCAAGGTACCTACCTGCATTCCAGAGAAGTTAATTACTTCTAATTCTACGGGTTCTCCTGCTTGATTTTTTCTACGGTTACCTTCAGAATCAAACATCTTTTTAAACCAAGCACTATGTTTAGGAAAATTGTTTGTTTCAATTCCTAAGTGTCCTGTCAGTTGAGAAATATTATCTACCTTGTTAATATCCTTGATAGTATTTAACATGTGATTCCATTCACGAATAGACCACTCTAAGTTATTTTCAACACTTAAGTACGAAGCAGAGTTAGAAGAGTTGTAAAAAGTTTCTACAGTCTCGTAGAAGTTTCTTCTCTCGTTCCTGTAAGTAGTTGCTTTAAATCTATCTTCATAATACTTTTTAATTGCATTATCTTTAGGAAGACCTTCTATTGTTTTAGCTAACTTTGATGAAATGTCTGTAGTCCAAGTAGCTGTAGGACCTGAAGTTACTCCAGGAGCAATAGCAATAAGATCTGCATTGTTAGACTTACTAATCAAGTCTACCAAAGACATCTTATATATAGCAAACTTAGCCATAAAGTTTATGTTCTTTAAGGAAGCTACAGTGATTTTAGGGTTTACTTTAAAGTTAAACTCCTGTTTCTTATTAAATAAAACAGTTTCAGGGATACCTCCGTATAAGTCGATACCAAATACTTCCTTAAAGAAACGGAAAGCTACTTGATCAGTAAAAGGAACTAAGCTTGCATAATCGTCTAAGACAGATTTAATATCAAAAGTAGGAAGACTAACATCGTTGAGGTCAGTATTTCTATATCTTCTTGAAGAGTCTTCTATAAAGTCTTGGTCAAACAGTTCTATAAGAGTGTTCTGAGAAAGAGTATTCTCTATGTATACACTAGTACTAAGAACTTTCTTAGGCAAAGCTTTGTCTGTTGAATCCTCCAAAGACACTCTAATGTTCATAGGAGGAACAGTAGGCATAGAAGCAAACTGCATAAACTGAGCCTTAAGTGCCTCTTCAGGTAAAGAAAGTTTACCTTCTGTCCTAGGCATCCTTTCTACAAAGTATTGTAATTGAGGAGAAAGACTAGCAGCATTTTTAAGAATAGCTACAGCTTCTTTGTATTGGGTTATCCCACTTACTTTATTTAAGATTAAGTTTTTATTTGTAAGATAATCTCCTACCTGGGGAAGTCCTAAGATATCTCCTGTAGCCTGTACAATTTCTCCCTTTTCATTTAACTTAATGTCAGGAAGAGTTTTAATAAGTTCTAAGATTTCAGGAGAAGCTAAATCAATTGGATTAACCATCTCACTTCCTCTAGAGTCATAACCATTTCTAGTACGTGATTCTTCGTCTGTATTGTCTAATACTGTATCTATATCCTTAGTGTCTTGGTTATCACTAGTCATCAATACGTTTCCTTTAGAGAAACTTTGGTGATAAGCAACTACCTCAGACCATTTATCCTGACCATCTTTGTTATAAACTAAAGGAACTAATGAATCAATACGCTGTTCAATAATTTCAGCTGATGCTGGATCTGCAGTCTCCAACTGAGTTCTGTAGTTTTCAATAGCAGATTCTATTGAACTCTTTACTTGAGCATATAACTTAGGAACTAACTCATTCTTTAACTTTGAGTTGTTAAAGAAAGAAGCATTGTAACCCATTCTATCAAGTGCTGTATTGAAGTAATAGTCCATCGCACTAAGAATCTCTGCTCCTTCTAGTGAACTGTATTCAAAAAGAAGTTTCTCTCCTGAGTTACTAATAACTTCTAAATCAAGTGCTTTGCTTCTGTTAAGTTTTGTATTGTCTGTGTTGTTTGAAGAACGAGTATACTCATCCAACTTACCTGAGTAAAGCTTCTCAAACAATTCTTCAATAGGAGCCTTCTGCTCAACGATCTGTCCTTCTGGAGTGACTGTACTTGTTTTAGTAAATAAGTTCTTTAGGAAGTCTATAATACGCTGAAACAAGTTTCTAACAGGTTCTTCCAACTCAGGCTCTTCTACTTCAAGACTCTTAGCTAATCCATAACTTCTAAACTCTTCTGCAAGTACCTCTTCTATCTGACGACTAGTAAGAGAGTAGTAAGGAAGTTGTACTCCTCCTAGATTAATAGTTCCAGGACGAGATTGAACCATATTATATAAAGCAGCTTTTTCTGCCTTAGTCAAAAACTTCTGTGTGAATTCGTGAAAAGCTTCATGGTAAAGATCTGAGTAATCAGATCCTTTGTATAGTACAACTGCAGACCTATCATCTAACGCAGCTCTCTGTTGTTCCGTTAATAGCTTTAACTCAGCATCTGTGTACAAAGTACTTGCAGACTTTCTCCACTCAGCAAATGCCTTAGAGTTTACAACGTTACTCATATTAGCAAAAGTTGTAAACTGAGCTAGAGGAGATCTAGCAAACCACAAATAAGAATCAAGCAACTGTCTACCAGAAGGTTTATTTAAAGTAGAATCTACTTCAGAATCTATCTGTTGTAATAGTTCTCTAGTCACTTGCTGTAAGTCAGGCCCAATAGCATCTTGAGTTGGTCTAAAAGCTTCTGCTTTAAATCCTTGTCTTACTTTGTCAATAATTTTATTAGCAAGTACCTCTAAGTCCCCACCATTCTTAGTAATATAAGAATGAACTACTTTACTCTGAATGAAAGAGTTGAATGTATCGAACTTAGGATAAGCTTTTTTAAACTTGTTACTAAAGGTTACTGCGACAGCAAATGTAGCCTTAGCCTCATTACCCTGATACTCCTTAAGAAAGGTATTGTAGATAGAGTTATCTACTACAGATTCCTGTTTGTTTTTAGTAATTACCTTTTTGCTTAAAGGATGTCCTTGGTTTCTATTCCACAAGAAGTAAGCAAAGTCTTCTCCTACGATATTCTTAAGAGCATTGAACTCTGCACGGATAGATGGTATACTAAGGTTAGGGCAAATCATTCTAGTTTTATTTTAAATTAAATGTGGCTTATACAAATATAAGTTAATTAGTAAGTTTAGAAACCTAAGTATTATAACTTAGGTTTCTTTTTTATCTGATCTCTGACTTGTTTAGCAGGATTGATACAATCTTCTTTTGCTTTTTGTGCTTCTTTTGCTTCTTCTTCGTCAAACATCTCTCCTGCACCCTCACTGTTTACTTTATTTATTATCGCTTGTATGGGACTAACTTGTTCTACTGGAGGGGGAACAGGTGCAACTGGCTTCTCTTGAGTAGATTGAGATACAAAGTTTTCAGCAGAGGTTCCTGTAATAGACATTGGAGACTGAGATAAGTCTATACCTGCCAACTCTGCATCATCTTTTCTTAAAAGAATAACGGGAATACCTGCTTTATCTGTAGGAATAATAGCAAGAATAAAGTCTCCTTCAATATTAGGACTGTAAGGAACTTGCTTAGCTTTGATTCCTTTGCCTTCTTTAACCTCTCTTACTACTACCTGATAAACAACATTAGGGTTATCGTTGATAGACTGTAGTGCCTGTTCGTATGCAACCTTATCATAAAACATTCCTCCTTGCTTAAACAAAGAGTGTAAGCCTAAACTCTGAGCAACAGGACTATTCTCTGTATACTCAATGATATCTTTATGAGAAGCTGTATATAAAGTCTCACTATTGCTATCTACAACAGGAACAACTGGTTTTACTTCAACTGGCTTTGGAGCAATAGGCTCAGGCTCAGATTGAACTCCAGGAATCAGAGACACAGATTTTTTTATAAAATCTTCTGTATCAGGGAAAACAGCTTTGTTTAAAGGTCTTAACAACTCACCAGTAGAAGATACAGGGAATGTATGAGTATCTTTTATATAGTCAACGTAAGACTGTTTTGTTACAGTAGGTTTACCTTCAACCAAAGAAACTCTAAGCATAGGATCTCCTGTAGACAACATAGATTTATCTGCTTTATAAAAACTCTTAGATAAGAATTCTTTAAATTCTTTTTTGTTTAATTTCTTGTATACAGGTTTACCATTAACGTAAGTAGTTTGTATTATATCTAAAGGATATTGAACTGCATCAGTTGTACTTGGGAAATTAGGATTAGGGAAGAAGTGTATACGATTCTTTCTATCTACAATGTTAATAAGACTAACTAGATATCTTTCTAAACTGTTTTGGTCTGGAAACTCTTTTGGTAGATTTTCAGAGAATAACAACTCAGCTAAAGCATTAGCTTCCTCTTCTTGAATATTTGTATTACTTAATATTACAGGAGTACCATTGTTATTGAAATACAATCTACCTAGTGTAAACTTAAATGTTTTACCAAAGATAGTTTGACCTGCAGTTTCTGCCAGTTCAAAATCTGGCAACTTTGCATTAGCTACAGTCTCCTCTTGTACTTCGGCAGCTTTCTGTTGAGAAGCTGTTTTTAATACAAATCCGTAAGATGTTGTATAATCAGTATCAATAGACTTATCAGTGTTCTCAGATAGATAAGGAATTGCTCTTGCTAAGACACCAGTAATTTGTTTATGTGTATCTTGTAAATCTTGAGCACTACCTCCTTGTTTCTCGTAAGCTTCTTTTGCTTTCTCACTAGTTCTTCCCGCTGAAGGTAAAGAAGCTTCAAAAGGAAAACCTTCAAAGGTAACAAGTGACTTATCTGAATTAACAACAGTCATAACTACTGCAGAGTTTACAGTAAACCCTCCTCCTTTATTTACTATAAAGTAATTTAAAGTACCTCTATCAAAGTATTCTTTACCTAACAAATCATGCATAGGTTGAAGAATAGCATCTTGTTCTTCCTGTCCTAGAGATAGCCACTGCTTCTCTGTCAAGTCTGTGTTTGCAAAAATTTGTTCAATCGTAGCAAAATCTTCTGCTATCTGTTGTGCAGTTTTTTCAGGAAACTTCTGACTCAAGAAAGAAAGAACTATGCCTTTACGACTCTGTATCCTTGCTTTAAAAGATTGTTCTGCTATATAGTCAATAGCTTTTGAGTTCCTGATATTTGCAGGATCAGTAGCCATAATATCTTTAGAATTTATTTCTACTGGTACACTTCTTAGAGGACTAACTAATTCTTTAAGTCTCTCCATACGAACCTGTAACTGTGCATCTAAAGTCTTATCTTTAATTTCTAATGCAGGAAATGATTTAGCAACTTGTTGACTAGCTACATCAGATACAGCATTAGAGGCAACAGGCGTAGGAGTTGCTGCTTTAATAGAGGCAGCAGTACTTGCAGGAAGAGATTCTTCTCTTGCAAATCTATTAGCCATGTATTTAAATCTATCTAAGAAATTTAACTTGTCCTGTACTGTCTGAAAATCTCTCTTGTTTTGCTTACGAAGTTTTAATTCTTTTTGTAGTTTAGCTTCTAATTCTCCGACAGCTTGATTAAATTGAGTCTCACTTATTTGTTTACCCATTAATTGATTAAACAAATCTTTTAACTGTTCAAACTCTTTAGTATTTCTTGAAAAGTTGTTAGCTATATTATTAGTTAAAAACTCAACAAACTTGCTTGGATAGTCTTGTGCAAATCTATTCTTAAGTACATTAAGAGCATCAGTATATGTTTTAGAATGATTCTCAGTAACTGGAGACTTACCAGACTCATCTACCTCAGAGTTAATTTCTTCTTCGGTAGGCATGTTTTTTGAAAACGTATCAATGTCTTCAGATTCTTCGGAAGTTAAATCTGTTCTAGGTTGGTCTGCAACTTGCGCAGATGTTACTTCAGCTCTTCTTTGAATAAATGCTTCTCTTGCTGCATCAAGTTCCTCTACTGTAAATTCTAATCCAGGAAACTCTTCGTTTACCTTATCAACGTTATAAGCATATGTTGCAGTAATAGGAGCAGCTTGATCTAGGAAATTACCTAATACTTCTGCTCTCTTCTCAGGAGTTGCTTCTAATAAACCTGCTAATATTCTTTCTTGTGTCTTTTTAAGATTTTCACTAGCAAGATCAAACATATCTTGATTTATAAAATCACGATTAGATTCAATCTGGTTAAGAAGTTGGGTAGCTTGGTAATAATCTGAAGAAGACTCTAAGCCCTCATAGTTTATGTTTTCAATAGATTGCTCTATCGAGTTCCTCCCACTATCATCTCTGTCATTTACAAGTTGTCCAAATCTTTCTCCGTAAGCATCTAACAGTCTCTCCTTATTAGCAATATCTGCTTTGTCTTTAAAGTTACCTTTAAGCTTTAAATACTCTAGGTCTCTATCTAAGTTAAGTCTAGATTGAATTAACTCATTAGGATCTGTAATCTTGTTTAAGTCAGCAATCTTCTCATCATAAGAATCAGAGATTATCTTAGCCTTCTGTTCTTCAGATAAGTTAGCGTACTTTTCAATACGTTTCTGAGTTTTTAAAATATCAGTAGTAACCTTAGACATCTCTGCATCTAAGTCTGCTTGTGTAAACTCGAAGTCTTTCTCTCCGATAATCCCTTTCTCCTTGAGTACTTTTTCTTCTTCTGCTGTAAGTTCTTTTTTATTTAAAGTCTTTACGTTAGCACGCTTAATAAGACCGTATTCTCTACGAAGACTAGATAACTTAGACTCAGTTTCTTCAGTAACTGGTTGAGTATTTAAGATAAAGAACTCTTTACGAATCTCTGTTAAACGTTCTCTGCCCTTAGTATCAATCTTATCAGCAATCTTTCTACTTGCAAAGACTTGTTTCTCTTGGTCAGTTAACTGATCGTAGTCAATATCAACTAGTTCGTTTGCTCTAAGGTGGTTGATGTAATACCTATACTGTTCGTCTTTATCTTCTAATAAAGTTTTAGCATCTCTGATGTTGTCGAAACCAAACAATCCTTTTAAGACTGCAGCTTTTCTATTAACCTCTAGTACTGATTGAGAGTATTGTTGATCTGATAAGGATCCTCTCTCGTTAAGTTGTTTTAATTTAGCTTTAAATAGTTCTGGGTTATTTGCTGCTTCCCAGTCTGCTTGGTTTTGTACATGAGTTTTGTTACCTGAAGCAAGTCCTTGAAATCCTGTAGTGATACCTGAGTAGATAGCACCTGCTGCAAAAGATTCTACAAACGTTTCTAACAAAGCTTCTCCTGTAACCTCAGTCTTCTCCCTACCTACAAACTCTTCAGGCATTATAGTGCTCTCCATTAAAGCATTACCAAGTAATGAAAGTTCTTCTTCTAATGCTTCTACAGCATTTTGTTTAGCTCCCATTATAGCAAACTGCTTACCTGAGTTCACAAAGTTTCTTAGGTTGTCACTAAACTTTAATTCTACTCCAGCAGCACGCTTAGCAGAAGTAGCTAAGTCAGCTTCAAATCTTTTAAACTTAAGTGCTCCAATATCAGGAAAGCCAATACCTTCTGTAAGACCTTCTACTACTGCTTTACCCATAGCTCTCTTAAAGTAGTTACCTCCCCACTTCTTTTCCTCTGCAAGCATGCTAGGAAGAGTGTTAGCTGTAACACTTGTAAGCGTAGCTATTCTATCTGCAATGTTTAGTTCTCCTCCTATTAAAGGAACAGATTTATTAAATGCAGATACCCTATTAAGTTGTTCGTATCCTTTTTCTAAACCAGAAGCTGCTCTTGATATTGCCCCTAGTCTATTAGCTTGAGCTAATCCTCCTACTACTCCTCCTACTAAAGAACCTGTAGCCAATACAGGAAGCATTTGAGCAGTCATGTGCATACCTGCCTCAGGAATAGCTGCAAAATTAAATCCTACTGATCCATCTTCTTTCTCATACATAAACTGGTTAGACATAACTGGTCTACCCTTAGAATCATATGATAAAACTTGAGGTTGGTATAAAGCTCTTTTGTATGTAGTTCCTTCAAAGTCATCTCTAAAGAAAAAGTTTGTTAAGTCTACTACCCCTGCTGTTGTAGCATTAGCAGCACCTCCTCTTCCTTTTGATCCAGCTCTGAAAGCTTCTTCGTATTGATTTACTCCGTAAATTTTAGAGTTGTCTTTTTGTCTTTTGTCAATTAACTCTAAAGACTGTCGGTAAGAAGCGATAAGTCTTTCGTTCTCTTTATTGTCAGGTTGACCGATAAGGTTTGTAAGTTCTCCTACAATAGAAGCTTTAATAGATCCAAGAGTTTCATTCTCTAAGTCATACTTAAAGTATTTCTTAGATAGATCATCTGGGTTCTTAAATGCATTTAATGCATCTTGCTGAAACTTAGTTGCATCAGGACCTTCTCTATAAAAGTCATTACCTCTAGTAACAAAGTTATCTTGTAACTTAAGATTGATTAAATCATCTAAAGCAACTTGAGGGGTAGGAGAAACTAATGCTTTCTTTAACTTAGCATTAAACTCATCAGGTGAATTAAAACTCTTAAGTAAGTTAGCTCCAAAAGTTTTGTTGTCTACTTCGTATACGTGGTTCTTGATGTTAGACATCAAGTCTCCAGGAGTCAACCATTTAGATATCTCTCCTAAGTCTGCATTAGTTTTACTTAAGACAGATTCTTTACTCTTCGATAAAGCGTTGGGCCTATCAATGATACCTGAAGTAGCTCTACCATACCAGTTAACAAGAGAGTCTCCTGCTTCTGCTAGATCAAACAAATACTTATTGTCTTGTGCCTTCTCTTGAATAGACTCTAGTTCTTTATAGATAGAGTTAATACTGTCTTTATCTTTAGCAGACTCAATCTTATTGAACATAGAAGCAGCTGACTTAGCTGCGAAATCAGGATTATCATATGCCTGCATATACAATCCTTTAAGAGAGTTTAACTTTAAGTTTCTATTCTCTTCTTTAAGACGTATTTGCTGATTCTGTTGCGCTGTAGAATAAGCCTTTAATGAATCATTAAGACCTTGAATAGCTACATCCGAATTCTGTAGATTTAAAGAGGCAACACCGAGTTCTCTTGTTCCCTTTAAAGGGTTGTATCCTATATTACCTGAAGGCATCTCTTATTCGTCTATTTTAACCCCAATTTGATTAATCATAGGAAGCACATTACTAGCATCTTCTTTTAGAAAGTCTTTAGCTCTTTGTTTTCTTATGAATGTTTTATCTCCCTCCTGAATAGTATATTGAATCATCTCTTCGGGATTAGATAATTTAGAAAGTAAACCTTTTAATTTTTGTAAATATAGTTCTCTATTCTTTCCTAAGAGTTGAGTCAATTGAGTACTAGCACCAACATCAACACTATTTTCTGCATTAGCAATTGCTAATACATCAGCAACTGTAGATTTGTTTCTACGAACTCCTGATTTATCTACACTAAAATTTTGAACAAGAGTTTTTCCATCATCGGAAAGTTTAAATCCGCCTAAGTTAGCAATACCTACATTAAGAGCTGTGTTCTCTGCAGTACTTGTACTCATAAGATCTGTAAAGTCTTGGTAGGTAGCAAAGTTTTTAGAATTAAGATCTGCATCTTTTGCAGGCATAAATCCTACAGGTGTTCCTTGCTTCTTACTAGATGATCCATCAGCAGAACTACTCAATCCCATTTGATCTAGTAAAGCTGCTTTCTGAATATCTACCTGAGCCTTTGCTTGGTACTCTCCAATGTTCAGAGAACTCTTATACGCTTCTAATGTGTATTTGTTTTCGTTAAGATCACTTTCTACCTGTTGATAAGCGTATCCTTCTGCAGCATTAAATACTTGGTCATCAATCAAATAGGATACTAATTCAGCATCGTTGATTGTATCCAAAGTCTTACTTGCTTTGTCCGCAGTAGCATCTCTGTACATCTTAGCCTTTTTAATTTCAGCATCCAACTTAAGAGTCATAGGATCGTTCTCTCCTAACTTACTTACAGCTTGTTGTCTCTTACCTTCAAGTTCTTCAACCTGTCTGTTATAAGCGCCTAAATTACTTTGTTGAGACTGTTGCCATTTTTCAAATACATTCTCTTTGCCTTTTACATCTAGACTGTATGAAGCATCCATTTGAAGTTGCTCCATTTCTTGTGGAGTAAGAGAAGACATATAGGCTTTCATGAAACGTTCTTGGTCTACTCCAGAAATCTTTTGTTTAGTAATCCAACGTCCGTCAGCAGATTGTTCGTAAACAGTTTCAATGTTAGGCTTAAGATCTTTTTCTAACTCTCCCCATTTCTTAACTACTCCGTCTGCATAAGGCTTATATTGAGAGTATCCTAGTTGAGCACCTACGTTAGGATTATCCATCCAAGACTTAATGCCTTTAAAGTAAGCATGATCATTAGAAGGAGACTTAAGTTTAGGATCTAACTTCTTGTAGTCTTCCATCATTTTAGTATAATTCTTGGAAGAGTTTACAGCATTAATTAAGTTAGAATCACTTTCAAATGGTTTACCTATACCTAAAACAGCTTGTACGTTAGACTTATTTGAGAAGTCTAAGCCTGCACTCTGATTGATAGCTTTAACTAATCCACCCATAGACTTATCAAAGTACTCTTTATCTTGGTCTTTAACTAGTTGGTTTCTAATCTGACCATAAGTGTCTATTTGTTTTTGTACTAAGCTTCTACCTTCATCGTACATTTCCTGCTTCTTAACAGCAAGCTTAATTAACTCGTCTGCTGGAAAAGGAGAGATATAATCTGGGTATTCAAATTTTGTATGTCTAGCTGATATCGGCATAGTTTTTATTTTTTAAGTTTTTTGTACATTCCCTTCTTAGCAGTAGCTGGAGGTGTACTATAAGAAAAATCTCCTGCAGGCTTTAATACAAATTTACCTTTAGAGTCTACATCAAAATTACTAATTAAGTTTGAGATAAATGCATCCTTAAGATTCTCTTCTTGATCAAACATACCTCTCTTATTTGTTAAGCTAGCAATAGCTGCCATCTTTTCTCCTGACTGTGCATCTCTTGCAGAGCCAATAAGATCGTTATATACGTTATCAAATGCTTGAGCATTAAACTGATTTGCTCTTTCAGTCATCTGTGCATTAGCCATATCAGCCTGAGAACGTCCTTGAGCATCAAAGTTTTGCTTAGTCTGGAAAGCTTTTTGCTTAGCGTCTAATCCTGCAATATAAACATCTAAAGGATTTGCTCCTGCTCTTACACTTGCTGAACCCATGTTATCAATGTCTTGTAACTCACTCTGAATGTTTAAAGTCTGAGGACGTAAGTAAGGAGCATCTACTTCAGGAATAGCATAAGAGTAAATCTCTTGTGCTTGAGCTAATCCCATAGCTTCAGGAATAGCTTGGTACAAAGGAAACTCTCCACGAATATACTTTCCTCTGTTGCTTCCTGGAGGAACATTGTAAGTAGGGGTATTAGGAGGAACACCTTTACCTGGAGGAGTCTCTGGAGTAGTAGGTGGGGTTTTCTTCTTGATAGCATCATAATGTTCGAAACCAAACTTGAAATCATCTTTTAAGTCTGGACGGAATTGTGCTTCAGGTAGATATTTTGTAAATCCTTTATAAAACTTTTCTCTAAAGTCTTTACTATTATATAATCCCTTAGGATCTTCTATGTTGTAATCATTAGGATTAATACCAATTAACTCAAATGCTTTTTTACGCATTCCTAACTCATCCAACTTAGCAGCTTCTTCCATACCCAACTCTTCTTCTACTAATCTTCTTTCGTAATCTTGAGGAGTTAATCCTGCGTAGTATCCTTCATAACCAGGAGATACTTGACCTTTTAAGCGAGGATTAGCTGTTTGAACTAGATTCTTATATCCTTGAGTATTAGCAGCAGATGCTATCTCTCTTAATTTAGAAGAAGGTAAATTTTCAGGAACTTCTAATCTCCAAGCTCCTTTGCCTCCACCTGCTTGAGGATCCCAGTTTACATACTCTTGTAGGTTCTTTGGAATACCTGCCTTAGAAGGAGGATTACCTCCGTCAGCCATGTTAGCAGTAATCTTAGCTTGTACATAACCAGGTAATGATTTAAATCCTGGGTTATTGATACCTGCTCCATTCTTAGCTTCTACTTCTCCGTTAGAGTTACCATTCATAATCTGCTGGTCTCTGAAAAGTTCATCAAGAATCTTTTGATTACGTTGCATCATAATACCTGCAGTATCCTTATCTACTTGTTTAGCAAAAGGATTCTCTAAAGTTTTTTTATATGAAGTAGTATCGTAGTTCTTAGCAATTTGAGCAAAGGTTTTCTTAGACCCTTCTGGTTTTAAGTTGTTAGAGTAAACACGAGTTTCATCAGGAAGGTTTGTAGGGATACCTCCATTCTCATGAGAGGGTCCTTCAGCCATTTCTGTTTCTAAGTTTGGAAGTTGGATAAACTCTCCTCCTTCGATCTCTACATCGTTCATACCATCACTAGCATAACGTTTATTTATTTTTGCACCCATTTCGGCTTTAATTGTAGGTTGATACTCTGTTCCACCACTAGTAGTACGACCATACATATAGTTATAGTCATAAAGAGGTTTAGAGTTTCTTTGTTGAATTGATTCAGTTAATTTACGTTGATTCTCTAGGTCTTGGTTATATGTAAGAGCTGCATCTAATCCTAGTAATCCGAGACTTAATGCATCTCCAAAATCTTCTCCTAACTTAGGAAGTTTCTTTTTTGTTTTAGGATTAAATTGAGAAGCTACTTCATTACTTATATCTTGAGCATCTTGTATACTTTCAGGTGTAGTAGTAAAGTATTCTCCTGCATCTAAAGTTTGTTCTTGGTTTAAGATGTTATTAGCCATCCTATCTCCTATACCTTGACGTTCTGTAATAGGAGCGATAGAAGATTTTTTAGCAGGAGATATTTCTAAGTTTCCATTTTTCTTTTCGTACTCTCCTTCATTCTTAGGTTTCCCTAATCCCATCATATCTTTAGTGATAGGCTTAACTTTACTAGCTAATTCTTCTATAGTAGGGTAGTCCTGAGTAGGCTCTAGACCTGCTCCAGATATTTTGTCTACAGGTTCTTTCATACCTGATTGACCAAATCTCTTAAAAAGATTGTTTCTTAACATGTTTTAATGATTAATGTTATTAACTTAGTATGTTAATAAGTGCTTGAGAATAAGCTAGTTATACAAATATACAAGATTAATAAAAAAAAGCAAGGGGTAATTGCTTACCCCTGACCTCGTGATTTCTTTAAGTAGTTCTTACTAGACTTTAACTTTGAAGCTTTAGTTTTTGCTACTACTCCCTTTCTGCGAATCTTTGGTTTAACTTTAAACTTAGAAGCAGTAGAAGTTGATTTTGATTTAGATGCTTTAGCGGCCATATATTTAGTTTTAGTTTATTTAGTTATTAGCACTTCCAACGCCTACGTGCTTGTCTGATTCTACTATTAGGATCATTCTGTGTAGCCTGTGAGGATCTACGTAACTGACCTAATGATCTAGCACAATAAGACTTTCTACGATTAGCTGCTTTGCTACCAGGCTTTACCTTACCTGTAACAGCAGTGCTTAGTTTAGATCCAGGGTTTGCTCTACGATAAGCCATTACTCCTTTTTGAGTCATACCTGCTCCTTGTTTAGTAGGACGATAGTTTGCTCCTGGACCTTTAGTAGTCTTAGCAATGTTTCCTCCTTTAGCCATGTAAGCAGATTTAAGTCTGCCACCTGACATAAACTTGTAACCGTACTTAGAAGCATCTTGTCTAGCTTCTTTTACGTTTCCGCTATTAGCTGCTACAAATCTTGCCTTAGCTACTGAGGTAGGCATCTTACCACCATCAGCCATCTTAGCTTTAATCTTACGTTCTTGTTTAAGCATCTCTGGAGTAGGCTTCTTTCCAGAACCTCTCTTAGCACGGATGTTATCCCACAAACCTCTTTGTGAGTAAGATCCATCCTTACGTTTTATCATTTGTTTCATTTCTTTACTTTAGATTTCTTTAAGAATTCAGGTAGACTATACTTTACCTTTTCTCTGTTAAACTGTTTAGCTAGTTTGTTAGCTAGTTGTAATCTGTTTTTTTTGTCTTTTACTCCTCTAAGAATACTTGCTACTCCGTCTACCATTTCCTTATCATCATCCTCTACTTCTCCGCCTTCTTCAAAAGTTTTGTTAAATCGTAAGCCTGCAAAGTAATTTTTATCTAAACCAAACTCTCCTTGACTAACTCCGTAGTTTCCTGTTATAGCAAAATTTGGATTGAAGTTGTAACTTCCACTAATCTGCCCACTCTCTAAAGAGTTGTTTCTAAAGTTTACTCCTGCATTTAAATTTACTTTGTCAGTATTGTATCCTGCAGAAGCGTCTCTATACATAGTCTGCCCTTCTCTAGTTTGATTGTAATTTAGATAAGCTTTGTCTCCTTCTAGAGATGCTCCTAAAGAATTAGGAGATACGTAGGAAGAAAACTTATTCTTATTATAAGATAAGGTAGGAGTAATAGAACCAGCATACATACTAGGAGCATTAACTGATCCTTGTAGACCTGCTCTAAAGTTCTTTAAGTTCTTTGATACGTTATATTGTACATCTCCTTGAGGAGAAACATTTTCAATAGAACTCTTGATGCCTCCATAAGGCATTCTACGCAGATTAGGGTTAGGTCTAAACTGTACTTGAGTATTATCTCTTTGAGGAACTCTCATAGTACTATTATAAGGAGAAGACTTTACTGTATTTGAATAGTCTCTTCCAACAGATGCAGTTTTAGACACTACAGGATTGGATAGAGTTTGAAAAGTTTTAGCCTTAGATGCCATACTAGAAGCAAGTCTTCCAGAGTTAGCCATTTTTGCTGCATCAGCAGCCGCACCAAACCACTTAGATGCTCCTCCACTAGCAGCACTTGCTAGGTCTAAACCCATTCCTGTATAGTCTCCTTGATAAGCATTCAGTCCTGCTCCAAGAAGAGAAGCTACTGTACCTACTGGAGGAGGAGCAAAAGAAGCTGCATCTAAAGCAAGTTCTATTCCACCATTAGGCATCTTACGCTTCTTAGAATTCTTATATGCACCCTTAAGCCTAGAGCCTGAGGGTGCACTTGGAATTACAGAACCATTTACTCCTGGGACAAACATTAACGTAAATTAATGGGAGACTTACGTGCAGGTGTCTTAGAATTTTGTGCTACTACTTTTTTAGCCCAAGCTGGCATTTGATCAGGAGTAGTCTTTTTAGCTGCAGGTTTGCCTGGAGCAGCAATAGGAGCCTTGGGTGCTACTGCAGGTTTGTTAACAGGAGCAAAGTTCATCTTATTTGCTTTAGTAGGACCATAAGTTGCACCAGCTACAGGACGCATAGCATTTTCTCTTTGAGCAGCATCCCACTGAGAAGCACTATAATTCCAGTTTTGAGAAGATGATTTACTAGTTGTCTTAGCAGGAACAGAAGCAGGCTTAGCGGCAGCAGTAGTCTTTGACTTAATATAAGCTTCGTAAGCTTTTTGTGTTTCTGCTCCCCAAGCTCCATCAGCAGCAATATTATAACCTTTGCTACGAAGCATTTCTTGATAAGCTTTTACTTTTGGTGATCCTCCTTTTACGGTAGCAGGGTTAGCAGAAGATACTGGAGTATTAGCTACAGGACGAGTTGCATTTTCAGCTTGTGCTTTATCCCAAGTACTTTCGTTATACCAATTAGCAGGACTTTCAATAGGAGTAGGAGTAGCAGGCATACCCATAGAAGACTCAGTAGTAATACCTCTAGGCTCTACACGTGAAGCATACTTCATTACTTCCTTTGTTCCTTTACGTGTAATCATACCATCTTCTCCTTTACGCATTCCTGAAAGAGTCTTAGCCAAGTTAGCTCTCTTTACAGTAGTACTAGAAAACTTCTCCTTGTTGCTTAATACTTTATCACGAAATGCAGGTACAGACATACCAGCACTCTTAGCTTGTGCAGTAAAAGATCCTGGCTTCTTAATAGCACTCTTGATCCAGTTACCTCCTGATTTCATTTTCTTACCTCCGCAACTCATGCAGGTAGAGTAAGATTTCTTTAAACGGTTCATATAATTATTTAGTTTAGTGTCAATTGATATAAAGTAGAAGTAATCAAAGCAATGATCTCATCTACAATGTTCTGTAGGTGGGTGTTTTCGTTTCCGAATACATTACGATGCTTCATTACATAGTCTTTCATGTAAGTAAGATGAGCTTTAGCATTCATATACTCTGATCCAGGAATCTTAAAGTTTAAGCGTTTTCCAATAGTTCCGAAGTATGCTTCTACTAAATCATCTAATAGACCAATTACTTCTGAGTAGTAACCGTCTAAAGCTTTGTGCTCACTAAACGAAGTTGTTTGTAAGTGAGCTAAGTGAATGATGTCCCTAGACTGGAATAACTGTCCCAGTACTATTTCGGGTTTAACTGTTGTGAAGAGTTCTTTTTCTTTCATGATATTATGGGTTGGTTTGGGTTATTTGAATGGTGTTAATAAACTTAAATCTAGAGTATTGATCTTGAATCAATCTTACTTTAGCAAAGTCAGACTTAATCTTAGACTTCTGATAGGATACAGACACAGGTCTTACACTCTTAGTATTAGGTACTTTGTCTATAGGGTACTGAGTAACTAAGTCACTCCACTGAGTCGACCATAGAGGTTGACCATTTCCTTGAGCTGCAACGTTCCAAAATCCATTAAAGGTATACAAGTGTTCTCTACGAGAGATAAGAGCTTCTATGCCTGTTGCTGTCATTCTAGGATAGGTAATCTTCTGTCTTGTGTTACCAAACTCTTCAGGAATCAACTTAATGATACCAGTAGACTGTTCTTTGTTATAAATAATAGCCTTAGTAAAGTTTGCTAAGTTTTTCTTGTTAGCAGTAGACAAAGAATAGTACTCGTAATCAGAATAGTATTCCTGAATGTCCTGCATCAAAGTAACAGAGTTAATTGTAGATACTTGCGGGAAAGAGTTTACATTATACTCTAGAATATAAGGATACAACTTGTTGTAGTAATTCTGATAAGTATAGATAGACAAGTTATGATTCCAAGTAGATGCTCCTGTAGAAGTATTAATCAAAGTTTGGAAATGACCAAGTAAAGGAACAAAGAAGTTAGGAAGGAAAGAGTAAAAAGAAATAAAGTTCTTTAACTTAGGGGAGTAAGCTACTGTCCAAGACTTGTTCTCAAAGAAAGCTGGATCTCCAAAAGAAATTACTATCTGTATACTTCCACTATCTACTACATACTTAAGATAATTACTATCTGCCACGTCTGTAATATATCGTACAACTGACGCACTTCCAGGTCTATACTCAGGCTTGACTCTGTAATCTAACTTAGTAATAAACACTCTCTCGTATCTTTCATCCCATCCCATAACAATACCTAATCCAATAGGAGGATTGTCAATGTCTGCATTGGGAATATCTTTAAGGATTTGGAAAGGTAAGTTTTGCTTAAACCAGTTGTAATTGTTTTCTGTTTTAATCTCGTTAAACCCGTCTCCAGTAATTTGATAGATATGCCCACGTTTAGCGTCTACCCAGAATGTTCCGTACTCACACTTAACATAAGCTTTGTGTTGAGTTCCAATATAACCTAGATCACTCTTAGCCAAGTCAACAGGCTTCTGTTTGAACATCTCTGCATTACCAATCTCTAACTGATAAGGAGAAGTAGTGCTTAGAGTAATACGAGAGTTGTAAACCTTAGTAGTATTTTCAAACCTAGCATATACTCTTTCGTTCTCTCCTGCATTTAAGTCAACTAAGCGTCCTCCTTGCTTAGGGAAGTCATAGAAATTACCTGGACGAAATACTCTCCAAGCATCTGAAAGATAGTTAGAAGAGTTTGCAGGATCAGAATAGATTACACGGTTATGGTGAATAGACAAACACTCTAAAGAAGGATACTTTAATCTATAAGGTAAGTTAGGACTTAAGTTCTGTGCAGAGTAAGTAGCATTGTAGCTATAGAAGTTGTCAAACTTAATAGGTACGTTTACTTCATGCAACCAGTCATCTGGGATACCATCTCCTACGTTAGGATAGAAGTTCTCTTCTAAGTCATTTCTTCCATGACGCAAGTCTACGTTAATATCAGACTCTACATAGAATACTGGTATACCATAAGAAGCTGTGTAGAAGAATCCATCTCGGTCTACATCTGCAGTACTATTTGCTGAGTCAAGATTAATTTTTGGAATATAATCATTTAACACAGAAGCAAAAGCAGTTACAAAAGCAGCATTAGCTGCGAGGTCTGCAGCTGCTGCAGCTTGTGATCCTAAGTTAAGTAAAGCAGGAGCTTTCTTTGCTGCTATAGCTAATCCAAGAGCAGTTAAAGATCCAGCTATATCTCCTGCAGTAATAGGTTCCGAGGAGTTACCTGCATAATAGGTAGGATATCCTAAGTTAGGAAACAACCAGTAATCAAAAGGAACATTATCTACCTTAGCTGGTAAGTTAGCTAAGTTACGAGTAAAGAACGAGTGTTTACGTTTAAGTGCAAACTGATTAATATAAGTGTCTCCTCCAAATGCAGGATAGAAAGTTCTTTCTACTTTTAAGTATCCAGAATCATCTAAACTTACATCAGCACTGTATCCAGTAGAAACGTATTTAATATTTTCTATAGGACCGTACTGATTAGGAAAGTTTCTTTTAATTGAAGAATAGTAGGCTCTAGTATTTGACTCTACAATCTTAGAAGGATTATCTTCTAATCCTGCTTGAGAAATTGTAAACCTTGTAGTATCTCTAATTAATAAAAAGTTATTTTCTAGAGGCTCGTTTGTCTTTAGATAAACAGAAGTTTCTCTAAGTCTGTTATGTAGAGGAAAATTATCATTTAACTCAACTATCTTATCATTAGCATAAAGTCCGATATCTAATACTCTTCGTTTGTTTCCAGTATTAGGAATAGACTCGTATTTAGTATAGTTACCTACTGAATTGTATTGCCATGCTAACTCTCTATAAGAAAGAGACTTTTCAATTAAGTCTTTCATAATAGAAGTGTTAGTAATAATTTCTGTTACTCTACCCTCAAAAACAGATCTAGAACCTGCTGTGACACCGAGATCAGACTCAGAACTTGTAACGTAAGATAAAAGCGTAGCAATTGATGCAGATAGAAGATTAGTACCCTTACCTATTATTTTATATTTAGGATGATCTAATACAGGAACAAAGTGACCTTTTACAATTCCGTGTTCTAAGGTTTCTAGTTTAAGTTCTGTACCAATCTTAGGATACTGGAAGTGAGTATCAGGTGAATGAAAAGTAAATCTTTCTGTTCCATATAAAACAGGATTTACAAATCCACTGTGCATAGGGAAGTCAAACTCTCCTCTATCTCCTTTGTCGTAAAACTTAGAATCTGTTTTAATAAAAGCATCAGGACCTCTATCGTTATAAGGATAGTTAGGGTAGTAGTAATTCTTACCAGTATCTTCATCGTGAAAGGTTCCTACATCATACACAAGTCCCTTAGCAATAACTGATTTGTTATTTACACGGTTACCCCTTACCAACTCATATCCACAGATAAGTTCCTTAACAGGAATCTGATGATTACCATAAGTGTTTAAGGGATCGTAAACAGTGGTGTTATTTACTATAGATTCAAATACTGTTTCCTGTACACGTACTCCTATAGGATAGATGATTGGTTCATCATTCTTGTGGATGTGTGTAATAGCACTATCAGGAAACTTATGGTGACGAATAGGTTGACCTGCTAAGTCTCCCCATACTTCTTCATAACAAGGATAAGTTTCTGTAGATTCCCAATAAGCAAACTGTCCTGCTTCTCCTGGTACTATAGCACAAGAGTATTGTTCTTCTTGTTTGTTTGCAGGATTTTGAGAGTACATTAAACCCTTAGATCCTGTATTGTATACTTGCCAACGTAAAGACTGTTCTTCTGCTATACAATCGTTAACAATATGAAACACGTCTTTGTTAGCAGGATCCATAGGATCAAAGTCTGTACTGTTAGCAAGTCTTCCAGGAATATGAAATACATCTGTATACTTACCGTTCTTTAGTTTAAACTTAATACCAAATGGATAAACCTCATCTCTCTGATAAGTGCGGAAGAAATAAGCAACTTCTGGATTAGAGTAGTCAAACTTCTTATCTACTGGCATCTGTACAGTCTCCCACCTAAGTTGGATCTGGTTTGCAATAGGTTGGAAGTTGTACTTAGGAGTCTCTACCAAATCAGCCAGAATTAAGATGTCATTCTGTTTTTCAATAATTTCAGCATGCTCGTAGTGAGGACTACGAACCAAAGGAGTTATTGAAGAAAAAGTAGAAGAGTAATCTCCTGTATAAACTAAAGAGTCTGTTAAGCTAGATTGATTTACTCTGTAAGTACCTACCAGATGGTATGTAGTTACTTCGTTAATGTTCTCAGCAACAGTTAAATTAAAGTAATCAAAGATTGCAGTTTTATGATCTATAGAGACTCTAATAGATTTAGAAGTTTCGTATTCAGTTTGTTCAGTAATAGCTCTCTCAAAGATTGGAATAGGGTTACAGAAATCAATATAGTCTGTAAGTTCCTTACCGTTCTCATCTGCATAAGCTACAGAGAAAGAATATACACCACCCTTAAGTCTTCCTCCTGAATCAACTGCAGTAGGATACACTTCAGGCTGACAGAAGTCTGGGAATAGTTTTAAGCGCTCACAAGCGTTTGAAAGAGATGTAATGGGTTCACCACATTGATCCCTACCCAAAGGTTCCTCTAATGAGAAATAACGAGGTTGTATGTTACGAGCAACAAAGTATACTTTAGTTTCACAGTTATCTATACGATACTCTGCATACACAGGAAAGTCTACTGATAACTTTAAGCAACATCCTCCTCCTGGTTCACAAGGAGTTTCTCCCCCTTCGTATACTTCACTAATCAGTCTTACGTTAGGTGGAAGTACATACTCACCTCTACGAGCTAAGAAGAAGCCTATACCAAAAAAAGTTTGACTCTGTGGTTGACCACTACAGTCTGTCCAGTTAACTGTATAAGCTTGATTTGACTCTCCTGTTTCTTCAGTTGATTCTACTGAATAGAAATAACAACCACCTGTTTCTTGGCAGCAATCATCTACGATTAAAGGGGTGAAGGTACAACAGGTATCTAAAGACTCCCCTAATTGTGAACCTACCGTACTAGTAACTACTGTACCAGATACACAACCGCAATCCTTTTCAGTTTCAGTTAATGTTGTACAATCTTTATCTAAGTTAGTTATTTCGCCTATTAAGGATCTTCCATCAGGATGAGCTAAGAAAACAATAAGTTTAGATTGTTCTAAGATACTGAGGTTACCTACAATCTTATACCCTGGATACTGAGAAGTAAAATCAAAACATAATTGGTTAGAAGATTCGTTAGTGTATGTGGTAGAGTTACCATCATGAGACTGAATGTTTGCGTTTAGAGCAAACGTAATCATGTTCTCCTTGATCTGGTAATTAACCGAATCAAGGTTTAAACCTGCTATATTTTGATTGATCTTGTTATCCATTAAACTTAGGAGATATGGAACTTAGTAAAGCGATTTTTAGTACGGGCTACGTTATCAGCCATCTGCTGTTTAGTGTAGGTTAACAAGTAACCATTAGCAGCTTGTAACTTATTTAATTGATCTTGTCTGTAGTACTGAAACTTAGACTCTACTTGACGTTGACTTTCGTCTACTACTGAATGCCAAAGCTGCTCAAAAAATTTAAACTTAAGATAAGACTTGACATACTCTTCAATCTCAAGAATTTCTGGCACCATAGGTATGTTATCATCGTCCATTGGACGTGAGTAATATCTAAGGAAAACACAACCTGTTTCAAACGTTGCACTAACTGTTTTATTTGGATAAATTTGTAATACATCAGCTGACGACACATTGAGGTTTTCACAACCCTCAATACACATAGTCTTAGAACCATGATACACTCTAAGCATCTTAGGGTGTTGCATAGTAATCTTAAAACCGGGTGTAGGTACACTGATAGTCTCGTAATAGTTTTCTTGCTTGACACAGTCTCCTGCATCACAACCTCCAGTACATTCTAGATTCTGCCACCAGTATCCCTGCATAGAATTAACACCTGAAGTCCATTGTACATCTGCTTCGTAAATCAAAGCATAGTCTAACAAAGAAAAGTCACAGGGTAATTCAGATTTATAATTAGAGAAAGTAAGTACAGCTTCTTCAGGCTTCAATACCATTACACGAAGTTTGCGTAAAGCCTGATCAATGAAAGTAGGAATAAGAACCTCACTGATAGCACCAGCTTCAAAGTACGACTTGAGCTCTTGCTTTACTTCAGCAACTAAAGGCTCAGAGGAAATAAAGTTAGTGTTATCGTATTTCATTTTATTTTAGTTTACCTTATATTTAGTTTGTTGTCTTTGATTGCTTGAGCTAAGGCTGTTTTATGTCTGTTAGACATTCTTAGATCGTAGAAACCAAACTCAACTATTCGTTTAGAATATGGATACAAATGAAATTTATAGACTGCACCATCGGTATGTGAATTTCTATAAGGCACCTTGATGCCAGTTTCATTGTAGAGCTTCCAGTTAATAATTGTATGTTTACCTTCTTTAATCGCATTTTCAGTCTTTACAATTTTAATTGATCCGAAGTTTGGAAACCGCAGTGAGTATCTTCCACGTAATAACCTCTCTATAAGTTTAATGTGAATCTTTTTAGGAATGCCACAAAACTGCTTATAGGTAATGTCTTTGCGTTTAGTTTCTTTTAAGAACAGATGGTAGGCTCTAAGGGAAAGATAGTTCGTATCCGAAGTTGTATCCTTCTCTTTTTTCCTAACTTGTTTTCTTGGGTTTGGTTTTATAAAGTCTTTCGACATAATTAGTTGGGTTCATCCCTGTTGTTGTCTTCAGTCTCGTAAGGCAACTTATGATAGTTGATTAAAGACTGATTACACATTTCAATCAAAGTATCCAGCAAGTAGCCAGGAAACTTAAATTGTTTATCATACATACTCATACACTGTGAGCCATCAAGATCTTCGATAGACTCAGTAAAGTAAGCGTACATATTCACACACTCTACATCTGGATCTAAAACGTAAAGATATCCATTGCGGATAGTATAGTACTTTTTAGGGGTCTTAAAACGTAAAGAATTATGATTAATAAAATCTCTAATAGTAGTAGGAAAAAGTTCCTGCGAGTTAGAAGTGTTGAACACCCCCTGAATAAAGTACGAATACAACCCCTCATCTATCTTTGGTAGTTTGTTTTTGCTTCTACGTATAGGACAGTTAAGATCACATTCAGAACCCGGAGCCTCAATTAAATGTAAACACTCATATGCTTGATACACATTATCTGAAGTAAGAAGTCTTCGTAAGTTGATTTCTCTACGTAATAGTGTAGAAGCTTTAGTTTTTAATAAGCCGTAAATATAGCGATCACTAATCATATCATCATCACTGATGAATTTGTTAGCGCTCTTTACCCTAGCGATTAAGTCTGAGTTAGTATACATTAGTATATAGTTTGGGTTAATTTAAGGCTTATTACAAATATAAATTAATTTTAAAGTTAAGTCAAGTGTTTATTTAAGAACTAGAAGAGCCCACTTTCGCAGGCTCCTACTAGCAAGATGACAGGAAAACCAACCAAAAAAACCCTGCCAAGATTTTTATTATACTTTATAGGTGTTGCCGCCTAGTACAATTTCTAAAGAATCACCTGCTGAGAAACTCAAAGTTCCTGCAGGATTGATTAAGTAAATCAATACACTACCTCCAGATAAAGCTGCAAGACCTTGAGCAACTGCTGTAGGAATTGAAGGAGAGGCTGCAGTGTAGGTGTAGATTGCTACGTGGAAATACTCAGGATTAGCGTTCAGATATCCTGTAGGGATATCCAAGAAGTCAATCAACTGATGATGTGCCCAAGTAGTAGATCCAGTAATTTGTATTGCAAATGTTCCAGAAATGGTTACCATACCATTTGCTCTATGTAACTTAGGAAGAGATCCAATTGAGTACCTAGTTGAAGGGACAACACTCATATTGGAAACAGTCCTAGGAGTAGTTACTGCTGTAGTGATACTTGCACCTGCTACTTCTAAGTTTACAGTAATGTTTCCTGCATTGTTTGCACGTGTGATTGCTACTGTACCTGCAGTAGAAGTAAAGATCAATTCTTTGTTTACGTACTCAGATCCATTCCAGAACAAACTATGATAAGCTGCAGGTGAGGTAGAGGTTACATCTGCTAAGCTAGTAATTGAACAAGAGTTTAATTGAGAACAAGTAAAGCGAACTCCTGAAGCCAAGGATACATTCAATCCATCAGAGTCGCTTGATGCTGTAAAGTCAGAAGCATTTAACTTCATCTTCATTCTTCCCAATGCAGCAACAATCTTAGTTAGCTGGTTAGAAAGAGTATCAGAAGTATTTGTATAGTTAAAAGTATATCCGTAGTAAGGGGTAGTTCCAAAGTTAGTAGCCCAAGTTAAAGTGTAGTTTGTAGCTGGGATAGTCGCTAAGGTAGTATTGATAGCACAGATCTGACTTGTAAACAAGATAGCAGCTGCACTTAAAGTACTAGTGCTAGATCCTCCTGTGATACAAGAAGTATCAATAGAAGCAGGTACTGCACTTCCACCTGAGATATAAGTCTTTAAGTTGTTAGCGTTAGTAGTTACTGAAGTTACGTTAGCATCTGTAGTTGTCTTAATAGAACAAACGTTAGTTACTACCCAATCAAACCAAACTTGTAAGTCAGCAGTAGAAGAAGGAGCAGTAGTAAAGCAACCTGCAGTTACTCCGCTTAAATCTAACTGAGTATTTATAGAACAGATCTTAGCTCCATAAGCAGTTAAGATTTGACTAATAGTAGATACACCTGAAGTTAAAGAGATACAACCAGGGACTGTGAATGCAGGAGTCTCTAATGCAAGAGTACGAATGTTTAATGCACACAAAGCAGCAGAAGCTGATTCAGCAAATCCTTCTACAGTTGTAATAGGAGTACCTAAGCTAGTTAATGCACCACCTAATCTCAGACATCCATAATCAAATGTAGAATAGTCTGCACCACTTGCAGTAGACAAACAGATACGTTGGTGTAGATTAGCAATAACTGTATCTAAGTTAGCTCCGTTAGCAATGATAGCTGCAAGAGTAGTTACTTGCAAAGTCAAATCATTTGCAGGAGAAGCACCACCTAAAGCACTACCAGCTACAGTTAAGAAGTTTCCTACTGTGTATCCGCTTCCACCTGATAATACTACTACAGTATAAACATTAGAACCTGGAGTACGAGTAACTTTAACAGAAGCTCCAGAACCTGATCCTCCTGTAGGAGATACAGTGTATTCAGTAACAACTGTAGGACTTAAAGCTAAACCTGTTTTGCTAACACTACCTACTGCTCCTGTACCGCAGTACAAAGGAAGTCCAGAATAGGTAATACATTTAGCGTAATTAGTTGACAAACATCCTACAGAATCGCAGGGAGTGTTTGTATATGTTCCGAAACAATCAAGACAAGTAGACATGGTTATGCGCAGCAAGTACAAAGTTTAACAATGATAGCCTGAAGTAAACCACGAAGATTTTGAATCTCGTCTCCAGAGCAAGGATTATCGCCAAGGCACTGATCAGCTAACCATACCTTAAAAGAAGAATCTAAAGGAAGATCTAACCAGTGAATATTTCCAGAATTTACGTTGATGTCTTTTGCAGACAAATAGTTTAAGCGAGAACGCAACTCACAAATAACTCCTACCAACTTAACAACTACTTCTGCAGAATAGTACTTATCATCTTGTACAGTAACTCCTGTCATAGAAATTACAGGACTAGTACCACATGCATTGTTTGCTGCATCAAAAGTAGTTTTATCTAATCCTAGACGGGTGTCTAAGTTAACTACTTTATCGTCTAACAACTTAAGCAAGTCATTCAGATAAGGGTCACAGGAATTAAAAGAATCAATCAGACCTCCTGGAGTAGGAGTACCTGTATACTTTACGCACCCAGAAGGAACGATTTCTACGCAGTTGTTATTAGGGCAGCAGTTAGTCATTGTTTTAAAGTTTAATTTTCAAAGTTGCTTTTGTATCGCAGTCTATGCATTCAGCATACTTCAAGAAGCGTGCTAGTGCTTTAGACTTTTTATAATAGGGTTTTGTTAAGTACTTGATATGCTGTAACTCTTTGTAAGCAGCATGAGCAAGTTTCTTCTTAACAGTCAGACTCAAGTCTTCTGAGTAAGTCATCGGCTTTTCTATATAATTCAGTAGCTTTTGCAGGGTTGCATAAGTCAGCATGTGCTTCAGCACCCTTAAGCAAAAACTCAATTTTGTCCAAGTAAATAAGAGTCTTCTCGTCATCACAGCAGTCTACATACTTAGCCCACTGTACTCCAAGACGACAATCAATCTTACAAGTCCTCAAGTGGTAGCGAGTGTTGATACCAGTATCAGGACAAGTGGTAATAGTTAAAGTATAAACGCCATCAGGTAAAGCAGTAAAGCCACTGGTAGAAGAAGTAGTGAATCCAAAGTTATAAGAGTTGAATATGTTTACTTCGCCAATAGTGTAATTGAAAGTAAAAGGATTATCATAGCCAGGTACTGAGATAGAAATCTCTGCAGTATCAGGAGCTAATGGGTATACTGATGTATCAAGGATAGACAAGTAAGAGCAATCCTTTGCTTTAAGTGCTTCTAAGTTAAGTTGTACGTTCATAGTTTTTTAAAAAAGGGGGAGTGTTATCTCCCCCATTTATTTAGAGATTAGTGGAGAGCTACCCAAGCAGATCCGTTATACACATGAACTTTGTTCAAGGTAGTATCGTAAGCTAAAGTTCCTTCAGTCATTCCAGTCAAAGCACCTAATTCTGTGGTACTGTAAGAAAGAAGAGTAATAGTAGAGTTGTTAACTTTACCATAAGCAAAAGTCTTATCGCAGCAAGTTGAGTTGCTAGATAAAACTCCCAAGATAAATTTTACAAGTGATTTCCCAGGACCTTTGCCAGAAGCATTTTCCAAGGTTTCACTAAATGTTCCAGGTTTGAGATTGATATCTTTCATTTTATTTTAAATTAATAGGTAAGAAAAAGTGGGGGAGATTAATCCCCCACGTAGTCTTTAGAATGATACAGAAACGTTAGTAGCGTCAGTAAAGTCAACGCCAGTTACGCCTTCCAAGAAGCTTAAAAGAGCAGCTTCGTTTGCACTGTCCTCTTCAATCAAAATGATTACAGAGTGAGTGTTTTGTGTTTTCTTCTCAAAACCTTTTGGAGAATCTTCTAAGTAAGTGATTTCGTACATATCAAAGCCAGAAGCAGCAGTGTAAGTAGGAACATAGAAGAATTGATTTACATCCTCATTGTAGATAGGATTCCAGTAGTAACGAGCATCAGCAGTAGCAGGCAAGTTGTTAGTGAAGTAGTGACGCTCCATTTCAGCCATAGCAGCCTTAACACCGATAGGGTATTTAACAGGAGTTGCATAGGTGATAGTCCAAGCAGCACAAGAATTTTCGATATCGAAATCTTGAGTGTTGTAAGGACCTTCATGAACGTGAGCTTTGAAACGTACCAAGTTGAATACGTAAGGAACTGCATCAGGAACACAAGCGTTACCGAATTCATCCAAAGCCTTACCTACCAATTTAACACCGTAGTTAGATCCGCTAGATACCAAAGAAGCAACAACATACTTGCTCAACAAAGGAGAAGCGTTGATCTTAGTAACGATAGCAGTCATGTAAGTAGAAGCAGACAAAGCATCGCAGTCACCACCACATTCAGAGCAGCATGCAGTTTTAACAACTACAGACTCTTGAATCATTGGCTGGTAAATGCCTTTGCTCCAGTACTCGTCAATTTTCAAAGTAACAACGTATTCTTCGTCACATTTGAAAACAGGAGTAGCAGCAGAAGCTTCGTCCCAACCTAAGTAGGAAACCTGTTGAGTTACAGTTAAGTCAGCATTAGTTTTGGTTACTGATACTAAGTTTTTACGCTTGATAACGCCAGTTTTGAAACTTCCGTATTTAGTGCTACCTGATCCAAAAACCAACTTAAAGTTGTCAAGAGGACTAGTGAAGGCTACAGTTCCCAAGTTAGTGTTACCATCAGCATCGAAAGCAGCAATAGCTTTAGTAGCTACTGCAGAGGTACTAGTAGCAGCAGATACTGCGCTAGGTACAAAGATTTGTGTGATCTTGTGATTCATAGTTTTATATATTATTCAGAGTTTTTGTTTAAACGATCTTCAGCAAACACAGCTTGTGCTTGATTATCAGTTGATTGAGCAGCGAACTTAACAGCTAAGTCGACAATGTCTGACTGAGCATACTCAGGGAGTTCTGAGTCTTGATTCTTAGAGTTTGTTCCATCAAACTTAACGTAGCCCTCTACATCTATATCTAAGGGATAACGTAAGTATGTTACAAACACTTTTTCGATCTTAAACTTACTATCAGTGTAGACTGTCAAGTTATCATTCCCCAGTGTGGCTAAAGTTGTTCTCCACTCAAACGAAGGGCTGTAATTGTTGTCAAGGTACTTAGTAGTAAGTTCTCCATGTCTAACTAAGTCTATAGTAATGGGCTCAGAACAGGTTCCATTCTTTGCTATTGCGTAAGACGAAATATAAAACATATAGTTTGCTGCGTCTTTCAGAGGACAATCATAGCCAACGTGAAAGAGATCATTTGTTTTTACGGGATTCAGAGGCACATTACTGGTCTTCAATATCTGGAGATCATCAATACGCTTTCTGATTGAATCGTAGCCTACTTTATAAATATTGTTAGGATTAAGTTTAGTTTTAATCCAACTAACCTGAGCCTTGTTGAGGTAAACTATAATATCTTCAATCGGGATATCTATATTATCCTGACGATTGATTTTATTTAAAGTTAGTTTAAACTCATAGATGAGTTCCTCAACAGGGATCATGTTATATATTTAGTTTTTATAGAGCGTCAATTCGTGCTTTGTTTTTCAACTTATCCTTAAAGGATGTATACTCTTCTGTATTTTTAGGATCTGCAAGGAATAATTCAAACTCTTCGATTGACTTAGCCCATACATGCTCTCCTTCGTATACAATAGAACCTTTAATTCTAATGATGTTTTTATCTACTAGATCTTTTACAAGAGCCTTCACATCTAACAAGTCGTCACTGTATGACATAATCTTGTTAAACTGATCAATAGGATCTCGATCAAGAGCTGATGCTGGTGTACGTAAGAACTCATCTACTGCATTGTAAACTTCTTCTTCTGTAGCATCCATTGGTAATCCTAAGCCAATAAGCTTTTGAACTTTTTTACGCTTAGTTGCAGTCATCTTATCTAAAGATGCAATTGCACTGTTAATGCGTTTCTTACGTTCAAAAGTAGTCTTAGTTTCTACGTCACCATTGTAAACGTAGAACTTTACAATAGCTGTATCTATCTTACCACTTTCTATATCATCCATAGAGTGAGCAACCATTTCGGTTTCCATTAACCAATAAAAGTTAATTGCTTCTCTAGGATTCTCCATATTGAAGATGTTATCTCCATCTTCTAGGGTATATCCGTTTTCTTTAATTTCGTCATAGAACGTACTAGCAGGCAGTAATGATTCATCAAGAAGCGACTCATAGTATTCTCTAAGTTGCTTAACTCTCTGCATCTCTTGCTCTCTAGCTTTTGTGTCCAAGATTCCACGGAACTTCGGAGAGTTCTCATCTAATCCTGTTCTAATTACTCCACGTGAATCAACTCGTGGGAAAAACTTTCTTACTGTTCCTGGAATGAAGTTATATCCATTCTGGTACAATGATCCTTCTAATGTGCGCATGCTAGAAGGTTGTCTTTTGTAGGGACGAATAATTCGCACTCCCTGTGCTATTTCTTTACTCATTTTTGGTTTGGTTTAATTTTTGGTTCTAACTTTATCTATTTAGGAGGGGGCTATTAAACCCCCTCCGTCATAGATTCGCAATTAGATGCGAGGGAATTCTTTAATGATCACAGTCTTGGTAGGATCTTCCAAGAAGATACCTGCGAAGTCTTTCATGATGTAGGTAGAATAAGGATCTTTGCTAGCGATTGATGTCTGTTGAGCACCAAATCCTACTGAACCTGCAATGTACTGATAGTACATGTTAGGACGAGTAGACAATTTTACCTCACGGATACCTGCGTCATCTTGACCACTTACATCCAAGATGATGAAGATTGGAGGAGTCTTCTTGTTAGGACCCAACTCCAAGAAAGTAGCATGCTCATTCAATTGCTCTAATTCTACGAATTCAACTGGACCAGTCTCAGTAGTCATAAAGTGATCGAATTGGAAAGCATAACCTTGCTTAGTACGATCTTTACCATCCAAGAACTTATCAGCAGATACCATGAAGTTCTGACCGTTGAAGTCTTTGCGGATAGCAGTAGAAGCCAACTCCATACCAGAACGGTTGGTGTAGATCTTCACGCTACGGTCTTTCAACAACACACGGTTGTAGAACAAGTCACCGATAGCAGTACGAATCAAGTTCAAAGAGAACTGACCACGATCGTAGTAGATAACGTTACCCAAGTGCAATTGCTGCCATAAGCCTTGCTTAGCACGAGTAGGACGACCTTTTTCATCTTTACCGTTACCTTGACGACCCCACATCAAAGTGTTAGCTTTCATGCGCATCATCTCCATACGGAGCAAACGAGATACTGTAGGCTCCCAACCAACGATTTTGGTTTTCTCACCTTCAGCCATAGGATCGCTTACAGAGTAGTAAGTGATGTCCATAGGATTGCCTGAAGCGTCTGTCTGCATACCCAATTTGGTTGCATCAGCCCAGTCAGTGATAGTGTGTTCAACACCATACTGTTGCAATACATCAGCCATAACTTCTAAGTTACCATCGAACAATCCCAAGCTAGAGAATGAAGTGGTGTACTCACCCAATACGTTACCGATCTTGAAGTACTCAACACCTACAGCCAAGAAAGTAGCAGCTACGTAGTCGCTAGAAGAAGCACCTACTGCAGTACACTTGTACTTGAAACCGTTCTGGTGTTTTTCACCTTCAGAAACGATTTGGATTTGAGTTTCTTGCTCATAGCGGTGGCCGGTGATAATGTCGTTAACAACAAACACGTTCTTGTCAAATACCAATTCGAAAGTAGAACCATCACGACCTGGGTAGGTAGCAGCAGTAGATACAATGATCTTAGGTAACTCAGCACGCTTCTTGATTTTGTAGGTGAAAACTCCGTTAGGATCGTTAACCATAAAAGGCTTACCAGTCTTCATTACCAAATCCAACAAGTCGTTCTTGTACAATTTAGTGTCGGTGAAAAGGCGAATCATCATTTTGTCATACTGATCAGGCTTAGTGCGCAGCATGGTTTCAACGAAGTTCTTGTCTGTCAATTTACCCAAACCATTTTTAGAATAGAATGAGCTGGTCATGTGAGCGTTAGCTATAACTCTCCCGTTAACCCTTGGAATACTTTGATTAGGCATAGTAGTAATTTATTATTTTTGTTTTTATGTTTTATTTGAAGTACCGTGAGAATAAGTCATCATTAGATTTTGAAGTCTTACCAGACTTTTTACTCTTGGTCTTTAAATCATTGAATAGAGAATTGGTCTCATCAGTTACAGCTTTTCTTTTTACAGGAGTTAGATCTAAATCATTTTGAACTAATCTAGCTACAGCTAAAAACTTAGAAGGATCCTCTTGACGCATCTTAGCAAGTTTGTATTCAAACTCACTAATACGCTGACCGTTTGGAAGAACGTGTGGTCTCGAAAGAACGAAGTCAAATAACTCTGTAGCTGATTGCTCGTTGATAGGATACCCTTCAATAGCACCTGAAGCAATTGCTCCATCTAATACATCAGCGTAGAGTTGCTCTCTTTCTTCTTCTTTCTGTCTCATCGCTTGTACACGAGCTTCACTTTGTTCTGCAAGTAGTGCTCTTTCCTGTTGCATCTTCTCTACCAACTTAACTTGGTACTTTTGAGAGTATGCTTCTAAGCGATCATTATCTCTAGCGTAGTTCAGTTGATCTTCGATTTCATCTTCATCCATTCCTGTCTTAGCTAAATACAAACGGAAAACTCTTTCTTGGTTTCCTTCTACAGATAAGTCTACATTCTCGACTACTTGTTCGTTTGAGAACATCTGTAAGTATTCTTGCACAGGCACTTTATTGATGAAGATATCTTCAATCATCTGTACTCCTGCTTCTCCGTAAGTTTCAGTAGCAAGTTCTTCTAATTGATTCCAAGCTCTATCTTCGATAGTCTCGTTCATCTTAGCTAAGAATGTTTGCTCATTCCACTCTATTTCTTCTCCTTCTTCTACGTTAAGCATTCCTGCTTTAGCAAGACCCTTACCAAAGACTTCAAAGTAATTATCTTCTTCGTCTTCATCTCCTTCTAAATCTACTTCTTCCTCTTCTTCCTCTTCTTCTTCAACAGGTGCTGGAGCTTTAGGAGGATTTATAGGTTCAGGATTTTCATCTTCTTCTAGGGGATCAAAGTCTTCTCCTCCTAAAATATCTGGTTTAATGTGGGCATTAGGATCTTCTGTAGGGGTATCCAAATCTAGTGGATCATCTACGGAAAAACTGTCAAAGAACTCTAAATTCTCTAATGGACTATTGGTTGTCATAAGGTTAGTTTGGTTTAATTCAAAAGTAATATTTTAAAAAATTAACACAAGAGATTAATAAATTAGGTTACGATATGCACAATAAGTTAAAATAGGGGATTTTTAGGCTCAAAAACCCCCTACTTTAGTGCTATAATCTATTACTTATTTGTATCTCTTATTTCTTTTTTGAGCCTGAATCGTACTTGTTTTTATTTGTTTGTGCTATTTTAAGCTTAGTGTCGATATCCTTTTCCTTCAGTGCCAACTCTTTCTCCTTTAAATTTAACTCTTTATTCTTAGTTACTTTTTCAAAGGTTTGTTTAGAGATGTCTTGAGCTATCTTAGTCTGTTCAATTAAGAGACCTGTAGTATCTACGTCAGGACTATAAGAACCTTCGTTAGCAATACCTTGGAGTTGAACTACTTGCAGTCTGTTCTCACGATCAAGCTGCTTATTCATGTCATCTCTTCTAGCATCTTCTGCTTTCTGAGCTGCATCCATTTGCATCTTCTGTTCAAACTGTGCTTGTTGTTGCTCCAACTGTTGTTGCTTAAGCGCTTGATCTTGTTGACGGATAGCTTCTTTACGTTTCTGTACATCAGACAAAGTCTTACGTAAGCTTCTTTCAGAGTTAGCAGTAAACAAATCTACCATTTCAGAAAGCTCTGCTCCATTCTGCATCGCAGGTTGAGCCAACTGCTTTAACTGTTCAAGAGTAACTTTGTCTTCTGCATAAGAAGAAACAAATACAAACAACTCATGAAGTAATTCATTCTTAGATACCTGTAAGAATACAGTCTCTAGTTCAGAGTTTAGATAGTTTAAAGTAGAAGTAGGCTTCTGTAATTCAATATACTGAGCCATATCCAAGATAGTCTGATAAACTTTCTGTAAGATGTTATCATGCCAAGCAAACCAAGTTTCTGTTTGAGCAAAGGATTGAATCAAAGCATTGTTAGCAGCAGTAGCTGTATCTGATGCTTGAGAGTTACCTAGACGTTGACGAGTAAGACCTACTAACTCATAAGCTTCTAAGCGAAGTTGTTGAGCTAATTGGATACGTGCTTGAATCTCTTGTGAACGAGTAAGATCAAGGCGAGAGAATTGGTTGAACTGTACAGCTCCTCCTGTGTTCTCAATTGAAGTATCAATCAAAAGAGTTCCTCTGTTCTTAGCATTCCATAGCATTGTCTCGATAGGATCCTGAGAGTCTTTCTTAGGAACTACTTTCAAGTCACCCAAGAATACAACACCAATTTCTTTCTCAAGCAATTCCCACAACTGATTCATACAGATGTTGTAAAGAACCTGATAGGGTTTAAGAAGATCTAACAAAGACTTACCTTGAGTGTTACGAGTGGTATTAATAATACCTACAATAGGAGCACTCTGAGTAAACTCTAAAGGTTCTACATTTACGTAGATGTCTGCACCAATCTTAATACCTCTCCACCATTCGTTGATCCAAAGTTCCTCAAGAGTAATATCACCTAAGGTTTTATCCATCTTGTAATCTTCAGATACAAACATCTCTTGTTGGAATCCTTCCTCATCTAAGTAGGTACGTTTGAAGATACGTTTCTTAGACTGCCAGTAAGAAGTAACAACTGTGTAAGAGTGCTGAGAGTTAAATGAGAATACGTTATGATCAATACCTCCGTTAGCAAAGTCACCTACGTTCTCGAAGGTTAACTGCCACAAAGGATCGTTAGGATCTGGCAAAGCTGGAGCTAAGGGAGAGTATTCGTTGTTTCTTAAGTTCTGTAAAGAACGATTCTTCAAATGCTCTACTTCTTCTCCTGTAAGATTATATCTCTCTACGATTTCACTCATAGAAAGAACTTCAATCAAACCTAAAGCCCAACAGTCAGATGTGTACTGAGCATTACGATTAGCTAAGTACCATACGTTAGATGGGTTCTCTGTCTTATAGGTAAATCCTAAGCGAGAATTATCTGGGTAGAAGTGGTGAAACTCTTTACCTGTTACCAAGAAATCTAAGAAAGCTTGCTGAGACTTCTCTCTAAAGTTAAAGTGGTACTTAAGAGCATTTAAAGTTTTGTTACCCCACTCTTCTGCAACAGAAGTATAATCCAAAATTTTGTTCTGGATTTCTTGTTGCATCTGAGCTTCTTGTTCGGGATCAACAGGTTGACCTTCTAACTGAGCTTCTAACTTCTTTAAGAAATGTTCTTTAATTAACTCTGTACGGAAATCAATAGTCTCGTTTACAGCTTCGTCATCTACTGCTTTAACCTTGTACTTGTGAGGACGGTTAATTAACTCTCCCTTCAACTGATTGATAGGAGGGTTAACAATAGGATAGTGCTTTAAGTGCTGAGGTACTTCAGGCTCTTGATCAGGTACATCATTTAAGTAACTGATTAGTTCCTGCATCTCAGGGATGTTTGTGTAGTCAGAGAAGTTAAATTCTCCGTTAAGCAACCTATAGTTTTTTCTAAAGGTGATATTCTGCTTGTACTGTGCAAATGCAATATTTGCAAAGTAGTCCATAGTAGACTTAATCCAGCTCTCCTTTTCTTTATCCGATAAGCTTACAAACTGCTCAGGATAAAAGTAGGCGTGATTGACTGGATCAGTGTACTCTTTGAGAGATTCAATAATCATTGTATTTGTTATTTAGTTTTAGTTAATAGCGAAAAGGTGATGAAGTTGTACGAAAAAGAGACGAACCTTTCTTCTCTCTAAAGTATGCTTGCATTCTAGTATCCTGACTTGCATCAGAAATAATTACTTGAGTGTTTAAAGACTTAGCCATAGCTAAAGTAAGACCAAATGAAATAACTCGGTCAACGTTTAACTTAGGTGTGAACTTAATTAATTCCTTAATTAGAACAGGATCTAAGATTCTAGTAACTCCTAGACGTTCTTTTATAGTGTTACCATCTGCATCTCTTTCTATATCTACTACTTCTGTGATGTACTCAATGATAAGCGACATTAAATAGTTTTTAATATCCTTGGTCATGTGAATTCCATAGTCACGATTAACTGTAGAGTTAGGGTGGATGTCGTTAAGAAACTTAGGTGTCTTCTCTAAAACTCTAGGAGACTCTTGCTTATCTACACAGTGCTGAATAAAACCATAGTCCATGTTCTCACAAAGAGTCTTAGCATTGTAATACTTAAGAAGCATCTTAGTAGTATCGTACCAGGTTTCAATCTTCTTAGGACGACCTGTATAACAAGCTACTACCATATTCTGCCAGCCTTCTCCGTTAAGATTATGTACTCGCTTATAAATGTAAGTAGACCCCAAAGAAGTTGAGTAATGTGCCTGTGACTGTTTGTATGGATCCGTTCCTGCTGTATAAAGTCCATAGGGGGCTTCTGACAGAGGATATTCCCAAATCTGTACACAACCCTCAATATTATCTGTTGGTTTAACAGGGAAGTTCGTAACAGCCTTTTTCTCGGTAAACTTGTGACGTACTGTTCCGTCTGCTGACATGTAGAGTTCTACGTTGTCTGCTACAATCTCTTGGGCAGTTAACTTCTGTAGTTGTTCTTGAAGTAAATCTACTGGGAAAATGTTCTGAGATAACTCTAAGAAACACTCCTCGTGCGTGAGAGGATAGTACATTACTTCTTTTAAGTAAGTCTCTAATCCACTAGACTTTTTAATCTGTTCTCTAGACTTTAAGATAAGTTCTTTACCCTTCTCTTCGTCTGCTACCCAAATCTTAATTAAGTCTAACTCAGAAGCCTCTTCTTTGCCTAGATAAAGTCCTAAGGATTTTTCTTCCTTTGGTACTTTTAGAGATTTAGTTCCTGGAATAAACAATCCATAACTCTTACCTGTTTCGTTTGCCTCTACAGGTAGGAAGTTGTAAGCTTCTGGGTTATTAAATAATTCTTCTAGGTCAGCAGCTTTACTCATGTCTCCCGAAGTTCCGATAACAAATGGAGAACAACGCCATCCATAAGGACTATCGAAACACGGAGTAGTTGCCGCTAAGCAACTAAGAATCTTACCCTTTCCTCCTTCTTCCAAAAGAAAAGAAGACAGAGTAAGACCAGCAGCTGCTTCCGTATTGTTGCCTTCATCAAAGTTACGTACGTGAAATTTAGACCACTCATTACGAGCATTGGTCTTTTTATCTTTAAAACCTAAAGTAACCTGCTTCTTCCAGTCATCCTCAATACGAGGAAATCTAAAGTAGTCAGGAAGATTACGAATACCTAAGTCTACGTAATCTGTAATTACTTTTAAATCAGGTTGGTTAAGAGCTGAAATAAGATTATCAGAACCCTTCTGTGTAATGGCTTTGTGAGCCATATAAGAAGAAGTCAAAACAGACTTAGAGATACGTCTGGATCCTACCATAACAACTCCTTTCTTTCCATCCTCGTGATTCTCTGCCTTGTGAATGGTTTCATCTACAGCTAGGTAGGTGTCCCAAAGTTGAGGTTTATCTAGTTTACGAACTTGACGCTTACCTACTATAGTGTCTATATAAATAGACCAATAGTTTAAATGCCAATAAATGAAAGGAGAAAAGTAAAATCCATTAATAGTAACACCTTCCGTAATCTTCTTATCCTCGTTTTCCCAAAACGCAGTATATTCCTCTGAATCAGTATCAGGGAAATTCCTTACGTTGATTAGGAACTCAGGACTATCTAGATTAGGATGTATCATTAACTAAATTGTTTCATCTTACCGTTAATCTCTTGAGATCCACGGGCTTCTGCTTTTTGTTCTTCTTTCTCTCTAAGACGATCTACTACTTCAAGTAAAGCTAAGTATTCTTTCATAGTATCTCTAAGAGATTTGATTTGTGATTCTTGGCTAGCAATAACCATAGGCATTGTTCCTCCTTTGGCTGTAGGCTTCCATTCAATTCTGTCTTTCAACCCATTGATAGGATTGTTATCTATATATGCTCTCCACTCAGTTAAGCGTTGTTCTGCCCATTCAAGTTCTGCTGATATATAGGATAGTTTTTTAGTTGCCATTGTTGTATTTTTTTAAGAAGTCTGACTGGTTCATGTTCATGATGTCTTCAAGAACACGTGCATAGAAGTCTTCATCTCTTCCAGTCTTTCCGTACGAGTATCCTGCTTTCCAGAAAATCTTAAACGTCTCGAATAAGTTATCCTGTAAAGTCTTAGATACGTAGGGTTGCTGACTAGGGGCTTGGTGGTTTTCCATAATCTTATTTTTTAGAAGAAACCTGTGTTAAAGGTTTGTCAGCAGGCAAGAAGTAAATCTGTACTCCACACTTACTTCCTGGTTTCTTGTCACAACCATTCTTGATTGTGAGTTTCTTTACTCTACTTTGTGCCATAATAGTTCTATTTGTTTATCTGGTTTAGATGCGTTCCAACTCTCTACTCCACAATTCGAAGATAGAGATGCTGTTTTGAAGGTGCAGATACACCCACAAAACGAACAGTGTAGTTCTGACCTGGTAGTGCTGTAGTGTTCGCCCGTGAGTTGTAAGTACTCAGGGGAAGATACTGCGTTTGTTGAATTGTAGGGACACTTGAGACAAATATCCATTCGCTCTGCGATAATGTTCTGTTTTTCATTACTCAATAGTTTGAATTGGTTCGCTGTCTTCGTTGCCACTCCCTCCAGTACTTTGTTCAAATTCTTTAGACCCTTCAGGCTCAGGGCCATGTACTCTTTGTAAGGATTCATATAAATATTTGTGGTTTTGTTTTAAGGTTATAAGAGTTCTATCAAAGTAATCAACTACTACAGGTGCGTATAGTTTTTTAGATTTTCCTCTTTCGTATCTGTCTTCAAATAACTTAATCCAGTTCTCTAGCAAGTAGTAGTTATTATATCCTCTGAGTGCTGTAAGATCTTCTCTAGGAGAATCTGTAAGCAAAGTTTCAGACTTAAGTTTAGTAGCTATAGTCTTCATTGCCTTGTTAGGATTAAATACTAGAACTCCTAATCCAGACAATCTTACTTTAACTGTGGGTAGCTCTTTAATCTCTTCGATGGTTTTTTTAAGATACCACTCGTAGACTGTGCTTACTTGGTCTATAGTCATATCCATTTCCTTAGCAACCTCGGAGTAAGCTGCGTAGGTTTTTATTTCGATGTTGTCGTATTTATCCTTTACAGTTCTCATGCTTGTGCAGCTTCCAACTGGGGTTCTACCTTTTTAGTTTCTCCTGTAGAAAGAATCAAAGTGAGTGTAACGTCTTGCTTGCTAGTAGGACACAGTCTTCTGTTGACTGTGTTTTTTTCTAAGATGCCCATTTTTCTTAGTCTAGTAATTCCGTTAGAAATTACTTGGACTGATGTGCTAAACTCACTTGCGATTCTTTCTTTTACTTCCTTGTCTAAAGTACCGTAGTAAGAACTATGGGCTAATATACTAGTGTATAGATCTGACAATCTATACCCTGCAAGTCTAAGCAATACATCAATATATGCTTGATGTAACTTGACTCCTTCTTCATATCTACGTGCTACTTTCATTGGTTTGGTTTGTTTTTACTTAAACAAATATACCATTATAGCAAAAAAAGTCAAGTTAAATGTTAAGTCTAAAGACACGTGTAACATTTTATATTACACGTGTTAAGAGAAATTTTAATCTAGATAATTATTTTACTAGTTTGTAAGTATTAGACAAACACTATAGACAAAAAAAGATTTAAACTTATATTTGTGTTAATTAAAAACACTGCTATGTCGATGGAAAAGATTAAAAAACCCACAGCTCAGGAAGTGTTTGACATATTCCTGTTAGCCTTGCAAGACGAAGAGATTAAGATAGCAGGGGATATAGAAGGATTTAAAAATGCTTTATACGAAGGCTTCAAAGACTTTACCTACAGAAAGAGATACACAGAAGAAATGTTGTGGGAATACATAGAAATGGCTATGGACTCTCTTGTAGACGATGATCCTCCAATGCAACAGACTGATTATCTAAAGGGTCAGCAGGCTGCAGGACTCTAAAAAATCCACAAATTTTCAACACACCAGACTTCTGACCTACAAATGCTATTACATTTGTAGACTGACACCACTTCTTAGTGTTCGCAGATGAGGATTAGAAAGTAATCTGCTAGAAGTCGGATAGTATGAGTAGCCCTCAGAGGTGAAAAGAGGTTTCTCCGATAGTGTCGAAATGTTCTTACGAAGTTTACAGTGCTCTGACCTACAACTAATAGACCGTAGGCAATAAGTGGACAGAACAGAGACTTAGCTCCGAGAGCTATTTGGTTAAAAACTGCTGTAATATAAGTTAGAATAGAAAGTCAAAATAGACAACTTCTCATTTGAGAAGGATATTATCCTATTTCAAGTTTTCAAATCCATTCTTAAACGACTTCTCCAAGGCCTTAGAGTAAGCTTTTCTGTTGTGAGGAATCCCTTCTACAGAAACAAACATTGCATTTACATAGACAATCTTCTTTGCTTCTCCTGTTACAACAGTTCCATTGACATTGATCTGTGTAATTACAATGTACTCACGCTTAAGAAACTGTAAGCCTACAATGTTTAAGAGTTGCTCAGGCATAGCAATGGATTTGATTTCTCCTGAAATAGGACTGCCCTCATTACATAATTGGTACTTTGAAGAAGCGATCTCTTCTAAAGTTGTCTGTACTCCGAAAATGATAGGCCTTCCTCCTATCTCTGTTACAGAAGCAATTGAAGTTACAGTGTCAACTTTGTAGCATTGAGCACTCAGAGAAGTCATCATAGTGACTAGGGCAGAAAGTATAAATAGTTTTTTCATGTTAGTAAGTTACTGCTCCAGAGTATCCAGGAGCTATTAAATATAGATTAAGGGTTCCTCCACTAGTTAAAGTAGAAGTTGAGAAGGTAGTTATTCCTGGATATGTAGTACGCACATTACCAGTAGAAGAAGAGATTGTATTGTACTCAGTAGCTGTAAATATTCTTACATCAGAGGCTAACCTCCATCTAGTAAATCTTCCTGACTTCCTAGCAGCTACGTAATACTTGTCTGCAATGTTTAATCTTCCGTCATCATTAACATCAAATCTGTGATAAGATAATCCATTGACTGTAGACTTACCTAAGATAATATTAGATACTGTTTGAATATCTGTGCTAGTGTAAGCCTGAATTCTTGTAGGTACATCTACTTGTATATACCATTGCGTACTTGCAGTAGTGGTTCTAGAGAAAGCATAGTATCCTGAAGAGTTAGTATAGGCTGTAGCATCTAAAGTCCAAGAAGAAGTTGTAGTAGTTATTGTCCCTACTTCAGAAGATTGATAAGAATGTGCAGATTGAGAAGGTCTTCTCCAGATAAGATATAATCCATCTCCGCCAGAGTATTCTTGCATGCGTGCAATAAACGTATAAGAAGTACCTGCGGTTAAACTCACACTGCCGTATTTGTAAGTACCTACTCCTTTACCTCCATAGTATTCAATAATACTTCCTGTGTTTACTAGCCAAAGATCTGATCCATCATCAGAAGTCATACCAAAAGAATAAGTGCCAGTTTCTGCAGGGGTAAAAGTAAAACTTACTTCTGTAGCATAGTAATCTCCACTACTAGGAACACTAGCACCTGCAGAAGTTAATGTACTATAAGTTCCAAAATTTAAAGAAGAGTTACCTGACATTGTAGTTGTTGACCACAAACTAGTGTGGGAGTAACTTGTGTTAAAACACCTATCCATTTCTGATCTCGTAGAAGGATAAGTAGAGTACTGTGTGGTAGCACCAGTTCCATTATGAGTTCTATAAACCTTTACTGTAGTAGAGTTATTTCCTGTAGTAGTTGTTGTTCTTTTATAAAGCTTCACAGGAACGTTTATAGCAGCACCTCCATTAGCACTGTACATATATCCTGAGTAAGTGAATTGTGCACTCAGTGGGTTCACAAAGAAAAGTAAAACAATGATCCACCTCATATCAGTAACTTAGCTCCCATTAAGATTTGAAAGTTTAAGATATCTTGTCCTGCTACGTAAGTTCCTCCTCCAGTAATACCTAAGCCAAAAGTCTTGGTCATTTTGTAGGTAAAGTTAAAGAAAGGAATTACAATAGGCTTAGCCTCAAATAAAGACTCTGTATAATATTTAGAGTAGGGAGAATAGATTCCTGCTGCAATAATTGTAGCATCTATATTCTTAGTAAGTTTTCCCTTGTACATAAATCCACCTATAGCAATTGTAGAAATCATCTCTTCTCCAAATAACTTACCATAGGTTCCAGCTGCTCCGTAAAGTGCTGTAAAGTTCTTAACTGAGTTTACTCTTACAAACAAGAGTGTATTTGATATTGATTTAGGCATCAGACTTAGACCATCTGATACAACACTAATGTGTTTGTTGCCTTTTTTATTTGCTCCTATCCAAGAACGGACACAGGAGATATTACCGATTCTAGCATTAAGCATGTAATCAGCTGAAAACCCAAGAGAAGAAGTACCGTCTCCTTTTACTCTTGTAAAGGAGGCAGTACCTCTTGCATCTTGTGCTCCATCAGACTTAGTCTGAATACCAACTAAATCACCAGTTACTAATATTGCGGGCTTAGCAACTTCGGCTTTAGCTTTATTGGCTGCTTTCGCAGTACCACTAGACTGAGTCTTTTGTTGCTCAGTCTTAGTTTCTTCTACTTGTTGGTCGGAGGGTTTTTCTTCTTGTACTTCCGTTTTTTCTTCGGTTTTACCTCCGCCACCACTTCCTCCACCTTTGGAGCTTCCACTACTGCTTCCACTACCACTGGAGTTTCCACTGGAGCTGGAGCCACTGCTTCCTCCATTACCTTCTCCGCTGCTACCACTACTTCCGGGATTTCCGTTGTCAGTGTTCCCGCTTTGATTTTCTGGTGCATTTCCTCCATTGCTGCTGCTTCCAGTTTCTCCTGACGAGCTGCTAGAAGAATTAGAATTACTAGAGCTGTTACTAGTACGATTCCGAGAATTAGTTCTGCTGTCATTATTGTTTGTTTTATTGGTTGTTCCTACGTTAGTTCCTGAAGAGGTGCTAGATCCTACGTCTACATTTACACTACCTACATTTGAAATAGCCCCTAAGTTCATTACATTGCTTACAATGTTTAGAGTCGTATTTGTTGTGGTAGTTGTAGTAGTAGTTACTCCAACTCCTTGACAGGGTGATGTATTTTGATACTTCAAATATACACTATTTATCCAATTATCAAACGTTCCATCTTGTAATTCTGTATAAGAGAATGTTTTAACCTGTCCATAGTAAGCAATTACTATAGGACTGGACATGTCAGCATTAATAAATTTTAGCTCCTGTGTGCAAGGATCTGTGTATGAATAGATAAAGCTCTGCCCATTTACGGACAGAGCTATAATCATTAATAAAGTAAAAAGCTTAGTTTTTAAATACACCTGACTTAATGAGATTTTGGATCACATTAGTACAAGCAGTTTCAAGAGATTTACGGGTAGCTTTACCTACTGTGCTTTGAGAAAATTTCATATCGTCTAAAGACTTTAAGAAAGATTCGCCTGTCTTTGTAGATTCACCTTCACCAGATCCAATATAGATCTGACCTGTTTTAGCATCCACAAAGCGGACCTGTAAACGGATGAAGGTAGTAACCACAACCTTTGACTTAAGGCCATCAACTTGCTCGTCTTCATCAACAGCAAAATCAGCCACAGTAACGTAAACAAAGTAGTGAGCAGGTTTAATCTTACCTTTTCCATCAACAGGCTCATCAAATACGCCTTTCTTTGATGCTTTGAATTGTGTGACCATTCTTTCTTTGATCTCTGACTTCTCTTCTGTGAATATAAATCTGTTTGTTTCATCCAAATAATCAAGTACAGACTCAGCAAATCCTAGACCTACATTCTTCTCTTGCAAAGCAGGATACAAACTTAAAACTTTAGTCATATCCACGCTTACTACTTGTACTGTTTTTTTAATAGAATCTGTATAGTTAGATACAGTAGAGATGTCTTTCACCTCTACTTTATCTTCCTCGGTAGTAGTCTTCATAGAACCACAACCCATTAATAGTAAGACTAACCAAAGTCTGTTAAGCGACTTACCAAGGATCTTCTTCATCAGCTTGGGGTTTGGTTGCAGGAGCAGCAGGTTGAGCAGCAGGTTTTTCAATTACACGTTCTTTGATGATTGTGTTAGTACCTCCGCTAGATTGCTTCTGTTGGTTAGTGTTGTTGTTCTCTAGGTTTACATTAATTACAGGCTGAGCAGCTTGTTCTGTTTTAGCCTCTTCTTTAGGTTCTTCACCGCCACCGAATTGAGTAGCAAACCATGCACCTCCTGCAGTTACAGCAGTGGTGACTGCGCCAATGATTGCTTTCTTAGTAGCAGACATTACGCTTTCTTCTTGTTCTTCTGACATAGTATTAGGAGTTATTTGGGTTAGATAATGATTCACCGTCCTCTTCATCGACCTTCTGAATTAACATTTTGTCACGGTCTTCTGAGTTAAACCAGTAGTCAACTACTTTGTTCAAGTTACCTACAAAGGCACCAAAAAGAATAAGTAACATCTCTTTCCAGTTCTCTTGGATTTCTATTCCAAAAAATACTGCAGAGTTAATACCAAGGATAATAAAGAAGAACAAACCTAATACGATAGCTGTAATCTTCCAACGATTAGCCTGCATTTGCTGCAGCATGTAATAGAATCTATTCTTAGGATCTACTGGGACTGGTTCTGCTTGACTAAAACCAAGCGTTTTTTTAATGTTCATAGTTTTATTTAGTTACGATAATTTTAGAATGTAAGGTCTCATGCTCTGTTACGACAGTAAGCACATAGACGCCATTAGAGAGACGATCTAGGTTAGTACTATACTTGTACTTACCTGCAGGCATCTTCTCGTTTAAAATGGTCTGTATGCGTCTTCCTACCTCATCAGAGATAGCTACGTCTACGTCAGCATCTTGTTTGATCTGGAATTGTATCTGTACTGCTCCATCTGTAGGGTTAGGGAATACGATGATAGAGTTAAGATCATTTAAAGAAACAACTCCTTTGTTAATCCTACGTACCTCAATAATACCCATAGCAGGAGTGATGTTCATGTCTTTAGACTTAGCATCACCTACGTATTTAGCACCAGTCCATAAAGCTGCAGTAGCCCAAGAGTCTTGTGGCTTCTTAGCAATAAACTGAAGAGTGAATACTTGGTCTCCGTCATTTAAGAGGTTTTCGTTAGTTAAGTCAGCTGCTCCCCAAGATACTGTACCGTTAGAAGGGTTTAAGTAAGAAGTCCACTTCATCATCTTTTCAGTGTTCTCTACTTTCTTAAACTCTAAGTAAGCAGTATCATAACGTAAGTCTAATTGAAGTGCACCCAACTGTTTGCCATCTGTAAGAACTTTAACAGGAACGTTAACTAAGTTACCTTCATCTACAGTTACTTTAGGCATGTTAATCTCGATAGTTTCTGCAGGGAAATCATAACTTACAGTCTCATCAATGATGTAACGCTTAGCATTAGCTGGGTTAGTAATCTTGATAGGAGTCAAACGAGCCATCTTAAATCCTGTAGCGTTAGCATCTCCTTTAACAGCTACGTAGTAAGTGATAGAATCACGACCATCAATAGTGTAATCAAAGTTGTTAATAGTAGAGTAAGTAGCAGTTAAGTTAGTAGCTGATCCGTTAATTGAGTTGTATTCAGCAACTGTAAAGAACATTACATCTTTCTTAGAGTTAGGCCAAGCTGAGAATCTACCTGCTAAACGACCGTAAACAGAGTATACGTCAGCAATAGTAATAGAACCATCAGTGTTGTTTACATCCATTGTGTAATAGTCAAATCCAGAAGGAGTGTATTGAGCTAAGATAGATTGGTTAATCTTTTGTGCATCTGCAGTAGAGAATACGTTACCAGGAGTCATTGTATCTCCCTTAACTACCATACGTACATCCCAGTAAGTAGTATCCAAGAATTTACGGAATACTACAACACCACTAGAGTTAGTTGCTTTAGCTTCTACCTGAGTCCAAGATCCACTAGGGGCTTTCTTCTCTAAAGACACCCACAAGTTCTTAGCGTCAGAACCTGTTACGTTTTTAAACTTAGCAGCAAATCTTAATACTTTTTGGTTGAAACGACCACCATAAGAGTAAACTACCAAAGTAGTATCGTTACCCCAGTTAGTAGCTGCTTTGTTAGCAAATGATTTAACACCTGCAACTTTCAAAGTTTTAATAGAATCTAAAGTATTCCATGTTGAGCTTCCTGCGTGCGTGAAGGTTAAATCAAAGGTAGCTCCGTTAGAATAGTTGTAAGTAGAGCTAGATCCAGTGTAAGCCAAAGTTACTGTCAAGAATCCTTGTGAGTTACTATCTACGTACTGAAGATACTGATCTGTAGTAGAGATCTTCAAAGAAGGAACTACAGCAGTGAATGCAGTGTTATCGTAGAATACACGGAATTGCATACCAGTGATCTTCTCTGAAGTAGAAGTGTTATAGAAATGTAAAGGTGCTACTGTCTGCCCTGCAGTAGTGGTAGCAACTTGGTAACCAGAGTCAATTACGACCCAATGACCTGTACCTGGGGAAGTAGCAGAAGATTGTGCTGATGCATTGCCAACCAACAATGTCAACACCCCGATGATAACTTTAAATAGTTTATTCATTTTTTATTTAGTTTGTGTATTTGTTCTATTGCGTTTGCCAGTAACCATGGCTCAGGGGTTGGTAGTTTATTTATAAAGCCTACCTCGTAGATATAACACTTAAGTTCCTCTTCACTATCTGATTGTTCCACTGGATGCAATCTGTAGTATAAGTGAAGACTTTCGTGTACTATAACACAAGCTAGGTTAGGTATTGAGTTAATCTTTATGTCTCCTGTAGCAATGTAGATTACGTTACCATCTTGAGAGACGTTGTTAGAGGAATAAGGACTTATCCAAAAGTCTATGATGTCTACGACATCTATCACTCTAGTATACGTGTTGACATCTGTTTGTGCGATTAAGCTTAAGGCAGAGTCCACCTTTAAGTCCCAACCATCCCCTGCCTTCAGAACTTTAATCTGTGAAGAACAGGGGATAGAGAGAATCAAAAAAAGACTTACGAGAAGTCCTCTCATTTACTTAATATCTTTAGACTCGATAAGAGTGTAGGTAAAAGAGTTACCACCTAATGCAGCAGCCTTCTTACAGATAACCATGAATGCATCAAAGTCCGCAGACTTCTTGAACACTTGGCAACCCTCACTCCAGTTCTCCACGTAAGTAGAATCTGCACCAGCCTTGTGAATGTTAATACCGAAAATGCCTTCTTGTATCTTAGATTCATCATAGTTCATGTCTTTGTTAGCATCACGGTAAACCTTTACGTTTGCTTTCTGTTTCAAAGCTTCGTACTTACCTTGGTGTAATCCTACATGGTGTGAACCTGAGTATTGACCAGGTACTAAGCGAGCAACTCCAGCAGCGTTGTGGAATTCTTTAACACCCTTAGTTCCAGGATCAGTAGTAGCAGGCCAGATCTTAAATTTCCACTCACCGTTTTCTTTGTAAGAAAGAGTCAAGTGATCGTCAAATACGTTGGTTACTTTAGTACCAGTAGAAGAGTTACGTACTCCAATAATGTTTACGTTAAAGTCACCGTTCTCAAAGTACTTGTAGCCTTTGGCTTTCATAGCAGCTTCGATTTGTTCTCTAGTGTAGCTCATAGTTTATAGTTTATAGTTTATAGTAAATTAATCTTCGCTAGGTGCTTCTGGCTTCTTCATGATTTTCTCAACAGAAGTCAAACCTAAACAACCAAATGCAAGTAATGCAACTGCATCCACTAAAGGAACAGAAGGAGCAAAGTGTGCTTCGGTAAAAGAGTTAGCGTACAATGTAGCGCATAAAGTCACTGTGCATGCTAAGCCACACAGACGTTTCATAGAGACAACACCCTTCTCATCTTTGAAGAGGCCTCCGATAAAGTTTAAAAATTTCATATAGTTACCTTTTTTTAGTTTGGTTAATAGTAAAATCCCGTAATCCTCTAGCAACCACTTAGACAGCAGCAGTGTGAGGAATATAGAAAAACTCACCATAAGAACGATATCTGATAGAATGTTCAAAGCAACTTCGGACTTTCATAGACTATACTTTAGGTGAGAAAAGGTTGGTTGAGACAAAGATAAAACTTTAAAAAAATAAGTCAACTAGTTAGTAGTTAAACAAAAAAACCCCCAGATTTCTCTGAGGGTTTCTGTTGCGTAATAGTTATTATTACAATACTTCTGCCTGAGTAAAAGGAACTACAGGGGTCTCTGATGCAGGAGCTTCAGCAGCAATGTGCTCAAAGGTATCCAAATTGATCTGACCTTTACCGTAGTTAGCTTCAATAGATTGGAAGAACTCATTCTGTTCTTTTACTACTTCAGCCATTGCTTCTTTTACTTTCTCTTTTACAGAAAGCAAGTCATTCATCTGGAGTTCAATCTTACCCAAATCCATAATTACGTTTTGAGTCTTTTGTTGGAAGCCTTTGATTGCTTCAATTTCTTGTTCGGTTAACTTAGTTGCCATGATTTATATGTTTAGTTGGTTTATGCAAATATAATGCTTTTCTGTAAATCCTGCCAAATTAGCAGTCTTCTACTTTAGCAGCAGTAAATAAGCTGACAAGTTTAGCTTTTAAGTGGCTGTAGCCGAATGCAAAAATGTCAACACCTTCTGCAGAAGATAAATCAGGAACAGTCAAAGTAACAGTGTACTCTTCAGTAACTTCTTCAGTTACGTACTCTTGTACTGTGTACTCTTCTGATACTTCTTCACCTGCTTCATTAGTAATAGTACGAGTCTTAACTACGTCCTTCTGTACAGGTTGCATCATAGTACGAGTCTTAGTCTCTTCAACTTGCTTAGTCAAAGGAATAGACAAGTACTCACCAATTTGTTGGTTACGTGCTTGACCTCCGTCAATAGGAGCCATAGCGTTAGGAGAAGCTACTGCATCTGCAGCGCTCATGAACAATTGAATACGGAAGTTAGCGTTACCACTCTTAGAGATTTGGTAGTCAGCAATACGGACGTAAGCTTCATTTGTGATACCTTTATCACACCCAATAGATTTTGTTATTTTTAGTGCCATGATTATTATTTTGTATATTTTAAATTGTGTTTATTCTTTCTTTTACCATTTATTTGTCGGACAATGGCAGTCCTAGTTATATTAAAATAGAGTGCGGCAGCTGTTGCAGACTCAAAAACCATTCCAGTGTCTATACAAAGTACCTTCTTTCTCTGTGACTGAGAATACTTTAAAGAACCTTCTACAAACTTTGCTATCTTCTCTTCATCCCTAGGTTTTGATTTTAAAGTATTACTAATCTTCTCTCTTACTTCAGAAGAAGTTACTTTTCCGCTATGTACTCTACTAAACAGTTCTCTCTTTTCTTTACTTACAATTACACCAAGTGTTCCATCTCCCCCGTCAGTAAGGTTGGCTAATGTTCCTAATCCCTTATCCAATCTCCCATACAACGCAATAAATTCTATTTCTTTTTGCTTTGCTTCTTCCCAGGTTAAGTCTTCAAATAAAATCTCTACTCTGTGTTCTGTCTTTGCTGCAATTTTATTCCATAACTTACTTCTTCTACATCTTTCTCTAGATCTACCAAATAATTCGTCAGTACCTATACCAATATAGAAAGGTACATTTTTATCTAACCTAATATGTCTGTAGACATAAGCCATATACATAACAAATATACTCAATAAAGTTTATTTTGTCAAGTTACTTGTTTTTTAATAGTTCTATCTCAGCCCTTAAAGCCTCGATCATTGTTTGTTGTTCTTTCATTGCTTGGACTAATACAGGTACTACTTTTTCGTACATAACTGTTTTGTATCCATCACCCCTAGTGTGTACTACTTCTGGCAACACCTCTTCAAGTTCTTGAGCAATAAAACCAAAGTCTGCTCCTTCTCTATCAGATACATTCTCAGTAGGTACCCAATCAAATGTTACAGGTCTAATCCGATCAATCTTGTCAAGACCCTCTGTCATACTAACAACATTAGTCTTAACTCTTGAGTCAGATAAACCTTGTACAATAGTACCTTGCCACTCAAGGTTATTGGTGTTTTTAGGAACTCTTCCTACAAGCTGAAAAGCGTTATTAACCTTTCTTTCTAGTCTAAATTCTTGGCCACCCCAATCAGGAGCAGTACTTATCCATCTGTATGACTGAGTTTGGTTGCCATCTGCATCACCTACTAATTCAATAGAAGCTGATGTTGGTTGACCATATGATACTGATCCTCGGACAACAATTTTAGGAGTAGCACCTTCAACAATAGTTAAAGTATCACCCACCATGTCAACAACTGTTCTCCAGTCACACCAAGTACCACGACCAGTTCTATAGTGAAGTTTTCTACTGTTAGCAATACTATTTCCAGCATTGTCAGGAAAATACATTTGAAACATATCTTCTCCTGAAATTCCATAAGAAAGCAAACTACCATAATTATGTACACTACTTGGAGGACGACCA